CGACCACCATCTCTTCTTACAGCCGTTCCGCCCCTGTGGACATGAAGGCCGTTTGGGACACCTGCACCCAATACGCATACCGCTTCAACATGGGCAAGATGTATTGATTCCAACCAAAGACGAAAACAAAGGAAGTGAAAGAAATGACAACAACACCGAAACCCTGCAAAGCACCCGACTGCGTGAACGGCAAGTGGAAGGGCAAGTCCCGCTACAATTGCTTTACCTGTGGAGGCACAGGCGAGTTCAAGCAAGTCGCATCAGCCGAACATCAAGCGATGGTGGACACGATTCGTGAATACCTGCCCAAGCGTTCCTTCGCGGTCAGCCTGTGCAACCAAATGGAGAGCAAAGGAAGCCTCTCGCCCAAGCAGATGCCGTTCTTCAACGACCTCTATGCACAGGCGGTCAAGGTGTCCTCTCGCCCTGCCCCTGTCGCTGTCGCTGTCCCTCCACTCCAACCCGACAACACGGGCTGGGATGCTGTCGTTGAGATGATGAACTCCGCCAACGAGAACGGACTCAAGGTGGCTCGCATTCGCCTCAACGGTGTCGTCTTCAAGGGCTCTCAAGACCGAAGGACAGGCAAGTTCAACAACATCGCTGTCGTGTCCCGACACGGCAACACCTTGCTCGCTACGCTTGACCGCACCAGCGGAGTGTTGAGCCCACGCAACAACCGAGTGGACTTCTCCGAGAAGGCATGGGAAGACTTCAAACTCAACCCTGTCCAAACCCTTGCTGAAATCGGCAAGAAGGAAGGGAACTGTTGCTTCTGTGCAAGGGACTTGACCGACCATCGCTCAACCGCACATGGCTACGGTGCTATCTGTGCAAAGAAGTTCGGCTTGGCTTGGGGCAAGGAAACCGCTGACGCTATTGAAGCCAATATCGCTGACCGTGTTCAAGAAGTCGTGCTGGAACTCACCGATGCTGGCGAATATCTCGTCAAGGACTCCGAGAGTGGTGAGGTTATCGCAACCTTCACCAGCCGACGCGATGCACTCAAGTTCGCAGACCAATTCAGCGTGGTGGAGGAAGTCCAATGATTCCAATGGTCATCATCAACGAAGACAGCACGAAGCAGTCCATCTGCGAGCGTGTGATGCTACAACACGCCATGATGCTCATGGCGATGGCTGACGACTCCCCGATTCCATCCCCCATCGTGCTGACACGCAAGGGGTTGATGGGATGAACGCGTACCCGCTGGAATACGATGATGACGGCACTCCCTGTCCGATTCGGTCTGCACTCTCGCTGTGCGATGAACACATCAACAAAATGGGGTTGGAAGGGATGCAAGTCCTGTCCACAGCCCTCATCCTCAACGGATGCCCCGAAGAACTGCTTCCACGCACGAAGGCTGGGACTCCATACAAAAAGACGCACCAACACCACCCTGTCGTCAAATGGGCGAGCGAGAGCGTTGTCAATTGGCTTTGGCTGGTGAATCACGCTCTCACCATCTGTATCATGAAAGACGAGAGGATGGACACCAAATACGCCTGTTTGAAATCGTTCCAAGAGTGGAATTATGCCGAGTGCCTCAAATACCTTCCCCAAACCGCCATGACCCCATTTGCACTCGCTATGGATGACGAGTTCAAGACGGATGACCCTGTGGAAGCATACAGGGCGTTTTACAACGACAAACGCTTCAAGAACGGTCATAGACCCTCTTGGACTCATTCCTCGCCACCAGCGTGGTTTAAACAGCAACAGGAGTGGTTTTGATGCCGAAGGGTGCATACAGAAGGTTGGATTGGGACAGCATGGAACGAGCCGTTGCTGGTGTTCTGCAAACATACGAGGAACAGGGCGTTCAAATCGTGGAGTGGGATTCGTTCCGCCTCGCAGTCAAGGAACTCTATGTCATCATGGCTGAACACCAGCAAGGGCGAAACTACGGTCGTGGTCGCAACGCTCTCAACAGGTTATCAGCCCCGATAAGCCTCTATTTCAAGAATCACACGAATTGGAAGAGAGGCAAGCAAGTGTATCAGCGACCTGTGATTTGGGAAGACGGCACTCGCGATTCAGTTCGCGACCAACGCCATGTCATCCGATGGGTCGGAAGTCCAACGCAGACGCGCTGACATCCTATAAACATATTGATATTCCAATGTCTTGAGATTGGTGGGCAATTCTTCAAAAACCACAGCACACCAGCGTGGTGCGTGGTGGAAGACTTCCAACGGCTCTCACAGCAACAGGCGAGGGAGATTGCCCTGTTCCCCGACCGCTGGAGTTCGTATTTTCGCACGATTGACGGGAAGGCGTTCCGCTTGGATGCTCGCCCATACCTTGAGGAAGTGTATCGCCACTTCTCCGCCACCAGCAAGAACTCCGCCACGAAGGTCATCGTGTTGAAGTGTTCTCGGAAGGTTGAGAAGACCGAAACCATCTGCAACATTCTGCTGTACGCGTTGCTCAATATCCCGTATTTCAACGCAGTCTATACCGCGCCCCGCCAGCCCCAAGTGAGCCGATTCGTTGAGGAACGATTCAACGGTGCGATGATGTCCAGCGTGAACAACGGATGCCTGTTGAAGCAACGAGTCAAGTCATCTGTGAGCCACCAAACCTTTGATGTCGGTGCAAGGTCGCTGAACCACTTCTATGCCTATTCCAATTGGGGAGATGCTCACGGTCTGCTGGGGATTGAGGCTGACCTGTGTTGCATTGACGAATATCAAGACAGCGACCCCGATGTGCTTCCGATGCTGATGGAGATGCTCGCTCAATCGGACTACAAATGGGTCATCGTCAGCGGGACAGCCCGTGAGCAAGGCTCGGAGTTTTGGAGGCTGTGGAACACCTCCACGCAAGCCGAGTGGGATGGTGAGAAGTGGATTCACAAAGAGGCAGAAGCCCCGAACATCATCGGGTATCACATCACCCAATTGATGCACCCCGACATCACGACCGAAGACATTGAACAAAAGCGAATCACATACACGCCCCGCAGATTCGCGAACGAGGTTCTCGGTGAGTTCTTTTCGGGTTCAGCCAAACCGCTGACTCTTGACCAAGCCTTGACGATTATTGAGCCCGATATGGACATCGTGGATTCAGTCGTTCCACCCAGCGAATCGTTCATCGGAATTGATTGGGGGTTGGCGACAACCATCGTGGTCATGGACAAAGACGGCAACATTCTCAACGCCATGAAGGTGGAATCGCGTGGAGAAGACGACTTTGATGAAGTCGCCATCATCAAGGACATCATTCTCCGATACAACGCTGTCCAAGTGGTCTGCGACATCGGCTACGGTGCGAGGCAAGTCCGTGAACTCCAGCGTGAGTTCGGAGAGCGTGTGAAGTCGTGCTATTATGCGAGCCGACCGATGACTCCGTTTGAATATAAGAAACGGGACTCCAATCGCAACCTCATTTTCATGGCTGTCGTGGACAGAACCACATACCTTGAGCAAACGATTGAGGCAATCAAGAACGGTGAGATTCGCTTGCCTTTCAAGGACAGAAGGCTGGAGTGGGTGCTGGATGAGTTCTGTGCAATCAATTCGTCAGCCGAAGCAGATATGCGGTCGGGTCGGCAGATTCGTGGACAGCAATTGACCAAATACGGTCGCGATGGCGATGACCACGCTCTCCACGCTCTCCTGTATGCGAGGCTTGCCCATGAGATGAATGACGATGGTGGGCTTCCGACCATGCGAACCTTCGGAGTTTGATACACCACGAAGTTCAAGTTTATCAATGTTTGTTTATCTCACCATTTTTGCATATCAATATATTTATATGCTGACATGATTTGGGACATGGTGAAGCGGGTATGACCCGCTGACATGGTGATAACATGGAAGAAAAACAGGAAAAGGTCGCAACGCTTCACAAGCGATGCGAGGATTGCGAAAAATACCCCCGATTCGCTTCGGCGGTCGGGTGCTGGAACAGGGACTTCGTGTGCAATTGCACCGAAGGCAATATGCTCATGAATGGGCGACGCGTACACCGAGTTCATATCGGGCGATACGAAGACTTCGTTGGGCAACCTCCACGCAGGGCGATTGACGACCCCGATGTTGCTGACCCGCTTCCACCGAGAAAACCCTCGCTCTTTGAGTGAAAAAGCGGTTCTGTGATAAACCCCCTTTGTGATGGTTGAGGCATGGAAGCCTCCACGCTCTTGCTCATTCTCACGGCAGTCGCAGTCCCAACAGCCCTTTGGCTGTTTGAACGCTACAAGCGTGTCATGGCTGACGGCAAAATCACCCTTGACGAAGTGCTTGAGGAAGGCAAAGCCCTCCTTGACAAAGCAGAAGAAGTCAAGGAAGCCGTTGAAGACATCGTGGAAGAATCCGAGAAGACGGAGTGATTCATCACATGGCTCGCATGACAGACCCGCTTGCCCCTGCTCGCAGGGGGAACTCGTTCAACGACCGCTTGATGTTGATAGTCGGTGTCCCTGTGGTTCTGTGCTGGGTTGCTTTCGCTTGCTTGGTCATTTGGAACGGACTTCGTGATGACGCTGTGCTTGACCGTGTTGAAGAATACGGTCTGTTGCTCGCCATCATCGCCACGCCAGCCATGCTGATTCTCAATTCCATCGTGGAACTGTGGAAGACCGAGCAAGGCAACGAGATTCAAATGCAACCCGACCAAATCCGCGCGGCGATTGAGCAAGGAATCGCACAGGCTGAACACAAGCGTATGCTGGCTATCAAAGACCAAGAACACGCTCAAGTTCTCGCTATTGAGAAGGCTCGCCACGAACTGACGGGTCGTATTGATGGACAGCATCAAGACTGTGCTTTGGAAGACGACCCATCCGAATCGGAGGAATGAGCATGACCGAGAAAGACCCAACGCTCGCTTGGGTTCAAGCCATCCATCGCGACCTCACTACGCTCAAGGACAACCACTTGGCTCATGTGGATGCTGACCTCCAAATGATGAAGCGGGACATCGCTGAAATCAAGGAAGACTTGGCCGAAGTCAAGCCAATGATGGACAACATTCGTGTGTTCTCCAGCAAGTTCGGTCGGAAGATGCTCATGGTCTTATTGATTTCAATATCATTCACCATCGGCGCACCGATAGGAATGGAAACGCTTTGAAACCCAACCGCACATTGACGGTTCATGCCTCGCAAGTTCGTTGAGTGTCCCGTGTGCAAACATCAACGCTGGACAGTCGCTAAACGACCCAAGTGCAAACGGGAACTACACAAAGGAACACTTGACCCCGAACCACGAATGTTTGAAGTCCCGTTCAACGAAACGCCCGATGAATACACCATCTCGGACACCCCGCCAGCACGAAAATCACCAAATTGGTGGGAAAATCATCTTGATAGACCGAAGCATTGATATACCCCCACCTGCTGTCATGGATTGTTGGGGCAACAACCCCGACCGAAGCGATACCTCCCGATGCGAGTCGGGGGGTGAATTGGAAACACAGGATGGCGAGCAACGCCCCTTAGCAGACAGGTGCAACGCACCTTGCAGACAGGGACAACGCTCTCATCCCATACGATACAGGTTGAATGTTAGCCCTGCCCGACCCCAATGTTTTGATGCGACACTCGCTTCGGTGAGTCCCTCCACACTTCTTGGGCATACGGTAAGAATCCCCTTGCCTCCCTGTCGTGTGTCATCGGCTCAATCGGTCGGGGAAACCCGACTCCCTCAAGAGTGTGGCTGTGGCTGACCAAGTGTAAGGGCGGGGAGAGATACCCCGTGAACCTGCTTGCGAAGGTAAAGGCTCGTAAGGCAAGGCTAAGGTGATATTAGTGCTGGGAAGGTTCGCCCCAGCCCGATGTTGTGTTTCCTCCCAACCGCCCAAACATACACTCAAAGTCAATTCAAGAGCGTAGTGGGAAAACGAGTCATGTCGTTCTTAACCGCTTGGATGGAGAGGAAGGAGGTTCATAGCCCGCCAATCCCGAAAAGGTTGGATGGGGGTTGGTTTCGCAGTCCCACCCCAATGCCTTTGGGCAATACGGTGGTTTCGGTCGGCTGTTGCCTCAACATCGTTAAAAACGGCACAGCCCAACGAACATTCATGTCGGAGAGGCGTAGCCGTTTTCCATTTTGGCGAAGGCGAGGTTCGCCCGAAGACGCTAACCGCATGACCGAGATGTTCAACCAGCCCGAATCGGAGTTCCGCTGGGATGGGAAGACGCTCGCATCAATGTCCCGAATCGGCAATTCCACGAAGACGGGCAAGAGCGTGAACGGCTTTGAACCGATTGGCGACATGGACTTGATTCGTGAAATCTCGCTCAAGAACGAGGTGGTCAATGCGATTCTCCGCAGAACCGTTGATGACACGCTGGGCAACGGCTACGAGTTTGTTCTGCCCGATGGGAAGGAGGAAGGAGATGCTGGTCAATTGGCGAGGGTGCGTGAGTTCTTCCGAGCCCCCAACCCCGATGACAACGGGGATGAGTGGCTTGAATCCCTCATCTATGACCTCCAATTGTTCGGTGATGCCTATTTGGAACTTGACGGCTCGGAAGACAAACAGATGAGCGATGACGGAACGAAGTGGACATACGGTGGCGAATTGGTGTCAATATGGAACATTCCCACCGAAACGATGAAACTGCTTCCAGCGAACAAACGCCCAGCCCCACCAGCGATGGCGTATGTGCAGAAAATTGACGGCTTGAAGCGTGAGTTCTCATCCAGCAAAATCCTCCATGTGTCCAAGTTCAAGCATGGCCGAGCATACGGCACATCGCCCATCGTTCCCCTGCTGAATGTGATTGCTGGGCATCTCAACCTGTCAAATTATCTCAACGAACTCTATACGGGAACGCTTCCCAAGACCATCCTCAATGTCGGGGACATCTCCAATGGCGAGATGAAAGCGATGCTCTCACTCCTTGAACAGCAATTGGCTGGAGGCAAGTCGCCCTTCGGTTTGGTCGCTGTGAACGGAGGAACGGGGTTCAATATGCACAAACTGTTGGACTCAACGAGGGAAGGCGCGCAATTGGACTTGATTCACTATTATCGCGAGGAAATCTGTGCGGTCTTCGGCATCCCACCCATGAAATTGGGCTGGGTGCAGACGGGGAAGATGTCCAACCCCGAACAGCAATTGGATGCGTGGTATGATGTCATTGAATCCTTCCATAACCGAATTGAATCGCTCATTAACAACCGTATTCTTCCCCTATTGGACATCACCGATTGGGTCTTCAAGTTCGTGTCCATCCGACCAAAGCGGGACAATGAGATAGCCGAAACGCAATCGCGTCAAGCACAGGCAATCTCCAATCTCCGACAGGAAGGTGTCATCTCCATCAACGAGGCTCGGAACTTCTTGGGTCTTGAGCGACTTGACTTGGCTGACGCAGACGACCCGATGTTCCTGTCGCCCAAGTTATCCATCAACAAAGGCAAGGTCAATGGCGGTGGCGAGGAAACGGCGGATTCCAATGACTCATCTCCATTGACACCTCCATCTCTTGCTGAATTGTTCCCCCCACCCGAAGCACCCGACAACGAAGGTGCGAAACTTGGCGGGATTCCTCCATGCACCGTTCCTGTTGATATTGAACTCAATAGCAACACAACGGGGCTCATGGCGAATCGGAGAATGAAGCAGAACGATGAATACGAGGCTCTCATCACCACGAACTCGCTGGAACTTCTCGCTCAATTCACCGACCTTCAAAGTCAGTTCGCCGTTGATGTCTTGGATGCCCTTGACAAAATGTTCGCAGACGGAGATGAAGCGGTGCAGATGCCGAATGTGGATTTGAAGTCGGTGCGAGCATACAGACGCAAGGCGGATATTGACCTCAATCAAATTGAATCAGCCATCGTTGAGATTGACACCCGAATCGCTGACACGATTGGTCGTCAAAACTTGATGGCGACAGCGGTTTTGACCGATTCGTTTGGCGAGTCGCTGGAACTGACGCTGGGTGGAACTGCGATTGATGTTGCACTCAACGCAGACGACCTCTCGGCCATCGCTTATTGGAATGGTCGCTGGACACTCCCTGCCTTAAGAAACACGCTGGGGGCTCACAGGAACGCCCTGCTCGGTGTCTTTGAGGCTATGGTGGGTCAAGGGCAGTCTTGGCGATGGGCGAAGACGGAGATGCGTTCTTTGATTGACCCAACGGGGTCGCGATACCCAGCATATTGGTATGAACGCATCGCCCGAACCGAAACCCGAAGGGTCGTGGAGAACGCTCACCTATCGGGCTTGAGGAAGGCTGGCTTCCAAAAGGTTGAGCGAATCGTGGTCGTTGATGAACGAACCGACCGTGATTTGTGCGCGCCCTTTGAGAACGCCATTTACCCAATCGCTGAATCGCGAAGTGTTGTTCCAGCACACCCGAATTGCCGATGCACATTCGTTGCGTATGCTGGCGACAAAGAGCCTATTGACTCCGATACGATTCTCGTTCCCGATGTGGAGGGCTCGGAATGAAACCCGATGACAACCCGTTCCTCAAAGCAAGTGCATGGTGGAGGCAACGAACCAAACCATCCATCGTTGATTCCAAGACCACGCGAGAACTTGACAGGCTCGCACATCTCATTCTCACAGATGCGGTTAAACGAGCCCCTGTGCTGACGGGCGCGCTTCGTGCTTCGGGTCGTGTGAGGCGAATCAACAAATACCGCAGGGCGATTGAGTTCGGTGGTGCTGGAACAGGCGTGGACTACGCTTCGTATGTTGAGTTTGGGACAATGCGTACGCGCCCCCAACCGTTCTTGCGACCAGCGTTGGAACGAAACAAAAAAGCCATCGCGAAGGGCATGGGCAAGTCTGCCCAACGAGTCTTCGGTGGGGCTGTTTTCAACATCATGGGAACAATCAAGGTGGGTGAATGAATGGATGGATTTGGCGAGGCTGTTGCTATTTTGCTGACGAAGTGTTCCCACATGGATTTTGTCGCAAGTGCTGGATTGCACACGGAATGCCGAAGGCGATGAACATGATTCAATACCCCGAAGCACAGGAGATGATTGACAATGGCTGACAGCGTGGACAAGGGGCAATTCGTATCGTGGACAACCGAGAAGGGTCGCTATGTCGGTCAAGTGCTGTCCGTTATCACATCGGGGCGCGTTGCTGTGGTGTCGGCATCGGGCGGTCAAGAAACCATTGAAGCCAGCACCGAGAACGCGGTCGCGAATGTTCGCATCTATGTGAACAACGAAGACGGCACATTCAGCAGAAGCGACAGGAACGCCCCTGTGCGTGTCGCCATGCTTCGCATCATCTCCGAGCCCGAAACCAAAGCGGTGTCGGCTGGAGTGCGAAAGACGCTCAAGCAGAAGGCAGAAGACCATAACGAGAAGGTGAACAACGCATCATCCAAGAAAACCACTACACGCACCCTCGTAGCCGTGTTTGAACGCGGTGTGGGCGCGTATCAAACGAATCCTCAATCGGTGCGACCAACCGTGTCCAGCGCGGAACAATGGGCATACGCAAGAGTGAACTCGTTCCTGTACGCGTTGAGGAATGGTCGCTTTCGTGGAGGCAAGCACGACACCGACCTGTTGCCCAAAGGTCATCCCCAATCCTCCAAGAGCGTGGATGACGAACCCGAACTTCCTGTGGAAGAATCGGTATTGGATTCAATAACCAAAGCACCGAAGACCAATTTTCCGAAGCGCGGTGATGACAAAAAGGTGAGTCTGCGAAACTCGCAATACGACCAATTCCCGCTGGCCGAAGCCGAAAAACTGCGAACTGAATGGCCGATGATTTGGAGGCGTGGAGGCAACATTCTCGGCAACACTCAATTTCAACGATTGAAGAAGGTTCACGAACAGATGGGCGAAGTCAAGACCCCAACAGATGAGAAGGCTGTGCGTCTGCGTGAGGCTTGGTCTGCTCGGCACTACAAAGACTTCCGACTCGCTGGAGTCGTGGCTCAAATCAAGTGGCTCATGGTCGGCAGTCGTGGGCTGTCGTTCATGCGAAAAGTCATCTCCGATGAGAAGAAACGCCTTCGGGACAGGGAGAAGAACGGAGATTCTGACCAAAACCATTGATATTCACCGAACCATTGATATAGGGGATGCGACTACGACCAACCATGCCCAACAAAGCATGGATTAGAGAAACCCCCGCCGATGTGATGAACCGACTCGCTGGAGAAGCCCGTCTTCACCGCATTCGTCGCCAACAGGAGATTGCTGTTGAAACGCCCGAACCAACCACTCTCGCAGACACGATGATGTCCGTGATGGAAGGCATGACCCCCGAAGAAGTCGTTTCACTTCTCCGAAAGGTCGTCAGCACCTTGAACCAAGAGTGAACCGCTTTCGTCATAAACCCCTTCGCTCAAGGAGGGGGGCATGGACAAGGTTCTCAACGCTCGCTACATTGAGTCCGAAGAGGACTTCGCCAGCAAGTCGGGCGAGGTCAAGGAATATCAAGTGGAGATTCGTGTGAACACTCCGTTCACGGTCATGAAGCAAGCCCATGACGAGCCAATGGACACGGGCGAATACGAGATGGCTGATGATGATGTCATGATTCGTGGTGCTGTGTATGTCGGCAACGAAGCCATGCTGGACAGGCATGGAGAACTCGTTGATATGGGTGCAATCATGAACGCATGGGACAAATATCGGCAGAACCCCGTCATCCTGTATAACCACTCCAAGACCAATGGTGTCATCGGTCGTATGGTTGATGTCAGCATGGAAAAAATGGATGGGATGGATGAAGAAGTCCCCTTCGGGCGAGCCATCATTGACGGTGGCGAGAAGGACATCGTGAGGAAGATTCGGAAGGGTCTTCTGCGAGCGTTTTCAATCGGTTTCATAGCCCGCGCGGCGGTTAAGGAGTGCAAGGATGAGGACTCATGTTATGTGCGATTCACCGAGATTGAGTGGCTTGAAACCAGCGTTGTTGATGTTCCAGCCAGCCCCAACGCTTTGTTCAGCGTGGAGAAGCACATCATTGGCTACGAAGACATGGGCGACCGAATCGCGATTCTGTTTGAGAAGCCAGCCAGCGAAGAAGCCCCAGCGGAATCGCCAGCACAGGAGAACTCCGTGATTGACTCCGATACGGAAGTGAAGGCTCACGATGGCTGTGGCTGTCAATCCGAAAAATCCGACTTGGAGGAAGAAGCGGAGGAAGTGGAGGAATCCGAAGAGATTTCACCTGTTGGAACATTTGACAGCGACTTGGTTGGCCGTTTAGAACTCTTGGAAGCCTATGTTGAAGCCCTTGAGAGCAAGGGTATTGAGCCCGATACGCTTAATACCCCTCTCGCTCAACCTGCTGGGCAACGAGGGAACGAAATGACCCAAGAAGAAATCATCGCATCCGAGAAGGAAGCAGAAGAAGTCGTTGTCAAGACGGAGGAAGAAGCCTCCGAAGAACCTGTGCTTGAAGAGGCTGTCAGCGAGGAAGTCGTTGAAGAAGTCGCAGAAGCAACCGAAGAAGAATCCTTTGAGGAAGAAGTCGTGGTCAAGGAGGCAGACGAGCCTTCCACCAACGACATTCTCATTGAAGTCGTCAAGACCCTCGCTGGAATTGACGCACGAATCGCTGGCTTGGAAGAGAAAATGGTCGTTGAAGACCTCTCCGATGAAGTCGCATCCCTCAAGGCTGAACTTGAAGCCAAAGACGCTGAACTTGCCGAGTTCAAGGCAAAGGCAGAAGAGATGGCTAAGGAAGCCGAGATTGAGGCAGAAGTCAGCAAGCGAATCGCAGAACGCATTGGCGATTCCCCAGCAGTCGTGAAGACCGCTGACCCCAAATCCCTTTCACCTGTGGTCAAGGAAGACATCACCCGCCATGACCCACAGCCAAATGTCAGCAAAGGCATGAACGGCCTTGCTGTGTGGCTGGAACAGCAATTGATTAGCAAGAGGGGTGCATAATCACAGTCCACCGATGATTCGGAAGACAAAACAAGGAAGTGAAGAAAAATGGATAACTTTGAGTTCAACGAAGTCGTAGCAAGAGTGAAGGATGCTCTCGGTGGTGCAGGTTCATCAACGGGTTCAACCTTCTTCCCAACAGAAACCAGCGATGAAATCATCCAAATCGTGTATGAGCAGAACTTCATGCGAAGTCTGTTCCCAGCGATGCCGATGTCCACTCGCACCGTGAATGTCCCAAAACTGTCGGGAAGCGTGAACTTCCACGCTCACACCCTTTCGGCTGTTGAGTCGGGAACGGAAGCAACCGAGTCCCGCCAAGCAACGACTGAAATCACCCTCACCTTGAAGACGATGATTGCGAATGTCCCAATCGGGAACTACCTCATCGCGTACGGTGTGGAAGGTCTTCTCACCGTTCTCCGTGATGACATCGCCTCTCGCCTCGCATACAACGAAGCGAACTTGATGATTAACGGGGACACCGAAACGGGTTCGTCATACGCTGACAACATCATGGGTGCTTACAACGCATCCACCAACCCAACAGGCGTGAACGCAACCAACAACGACTACCTGCTTGAGATGGATGGCCTTCGCAAGTCGGCCTCCGCCACCGCAGTCAGCGTCAGCGGAACTTTCGCCCTGTCCCACCTTCGTCAAGCCATCGCCACTCTCGGAGTGTATGCTGACAACCGTGATGACCTTGCCCTCATCGTTCCTCGCAACCTTGAGGTTCAATTGCTCGGCATCACCGAATTGCAGACGGTGGACAAATACGGTGCTGGTGCAACCATCCTGTCGGGTGAGATTGGCCGAATCTACGGTGTCCGTGTCTTCGGAACGGGTGTCATCCCAACGAACTTGAACTACGCTGGTGTGTATGACGGTTCAACGACCACGCAGACCCAAGCCATCTTGACCCACATTCGTTCCCCACTCATCGGCAACCCAACGCAAGCGGAACGCCGATTCAGCATGGGCTTTGAAGACGAGCCTCAACGCGACCGATTCGTGTTGATTCCTCGCCAAGACATCGCCTTCGGAATCCGATACAGCGACGCAATCTGCCTCTTGAACGGAATTGACACCGTTTGAGGCTGAACGCTGACCGCTGATGCGAACACAGGCAAGTGCCGTGAGGCTTTGAGGGCTTGACCCTCACACACCCTCTCGGAATGGCTGATAAACCGCTTCGGGAATGTTCATCTCATGACGGCAGAAGACTATTGCACAGTCGCAGAAGTCCGAAACTACATCGGGATTGCATCGGGCGATTCCTTTGGTGCAGATGACACGGCAATTGAAGGGTTCATCACCAACGCCTCTCGCATCGTGGATGCGTATGCCCTCCGACAATTTGCTTCAACGGAGAGTGTGGTTGAGTGGTTTGATGTGTCATACGGCCTCCAACACTTGACTTTATCCAAAAGACCTGTCGCTTCCTTGACATCTGTGGAAGAGGCTGATGGCGAAGGGTCGCTCACCGCACTCACCATTGGGCGAGCAAGAGGAACTGACCATGCGTATTTGGAAGACGGTGATGCTGGAATCGTGTCGTTCCACTATCCGTTCACAGAAACGCTGAAACAACGAGTCAAAATCACATACACCACAGGAGTCGTATTGGGGTCAATACCCGCAGAAGTCAAAATGGCGACCGTCATGATGGCTGGTCGTTCAGCAATCCGAAGTGCATTGACTGACGAAAACTGTCCCGACAGGCTCAAGGAGATGTGGATTCCTTTGCTCAAGTCCACCGATTCGGAAGTCAAGGAGATGCTGGAACTCGTCAAGCGTCATCGCAGTCTTGATGTCGCTGTGTTCGGAACGCACATCACGGATGGTGTGGTTTGGAGAACGGGGTGATTGAGTGGCGAAGACCGACAGGGGCGTTCCCGACAAAGACCCTCACACGATGCTCAAGGATTTTATTGAAGCCAATATGGATTCACCCGATGGCTCTTGGACTCCAGCGGTCAATTCGGGTTGGCTCAAGGCCAAGAAGCAGAAGACATTCCAAATCGCGATTCAGCACATCTATGGCGAATCGGAGATGGCTCACTTTGGGCTCGGAACGCAGGTCGCCATGACCTCACGGCAGTTCCTCCAAATCACCCTATTCGCACCGACCCGCACAGGCGTGTGGAGTCTGTTCCAAAAACTCAAACTCGCTCTCAACAACGGAACGCTGGCGTACGCGCCCGATGGGATTGACGACTATCACTACATCATCATCCGAAGGACTGAACTCTCCAAACCCATGACCATCTCCGAGCCCGACTGCGACTTCGGTGGGAATAACGATGACAATTGCATCGGCTATCGCATTGATGTGTCCGTTGAGGTTCGCTGGGAAGAGTGATGCTGGGAACGCTGTGAGCCAACGCATAGAGCCCCGTAGCCACCCAAAACCAAACGACCACGCTGATGTGGGGTGGATTCCGAAACCCCTTGCTCATCATGTTGATATTGCGAAGCATTGATATACCCCCTTCACTTCCCAATCATCATGGCCGACCAATGCCCTATCAAGTGGTTCAATGCTGACGAGATGGTGGATGCAATCGCGTTCCCCGAAAACGAACAGCGTTCAATGACGATTCAAGAAGTCAAGGAGATGGCTTGGTCGGACATCATGGAACAGGTTGAGTTTGAGTGTGATATTGAAGTCAATGGCTCGTTCATCACCGATAAGTTCGGAGTTCAGTCGTTCATCGTTTCAAAGTTCAAAGACGGCATCTATGGCGAGGCAGTCATGTGCGTTGTTGGTTCTTACGATGTGGCTAAGGTTGTAGCCGACCGCCACGAAGGTGCTGGTGTAGTCCAATACGCAAGCAACGGCTTCGTCATCGTGTGCTGATTCCTTGCTCATCATGTTGATATTGCGAAGCATTGATATACCCCCTATGCGTAGCACTCACCATGACCCGACACACTCACATCGTTGAGTTCACGACCCCGATGACCGAGCGCGAACTGAAAGTCGCTATCGGCAAGGCCGTTTCCTTTGTCCAAGAAGAATCCAACACCATCGGGCGACAGGTTGCCGAAGCAGATGCGTTCCGCTGGGTCAAGCACCCATTCACCAACATCACATACGAGGACAAGCAAGTGGACAAGCCCACCAGCCTCCCCTTTTACACCACGCACGACTTTCAGTTCCGCATGGTTGATGGAAAAATCCAGCAATACGCAGTTATCCACCTATCCATACAAGTCGGTGGACAGGTCAAGGGCGATTCAATGACTCTTGACGAGATGCCCGAAGACTTGACAATTGAAGGCATCAAGTTCGGCAAGACCCGAAGCCGTCAAGGAACGGTTTGGATGGACTTCACGGGCGATTCTCACGCCTTCGTCTTCTTCGTTGCCTTGAAGGACTGCATGACCTTTGAAACGCCCGATGAACTTCGTGAGGCTTATGTCGGCTACGGGCGACAACCCACAGACTTCCAACGCATTGACTCGGCAAGGGGATTCGCACACGGGATTCAGCGAGTCAAGGAAGCAAACGGCATCACAGCCGTTTCGGATGAGAACACCATCAAGGCCATCACGCTTCTCTATGAAGACCGCAAGGACAGGCAGGGTTGATTCACTCTTCCTCATCGGGATTGAGCCGACCGAACTTCCGCTGGATGCGTTTGCGTTGGCGACCTTCCGCCTTGCGTCTGCGAGTGTTGTCCTTGCGAGCCGATTCGTTGGGCAATCGGGTGTTGTAGTCATCGCCCTGTTCCTCAAACCGCTTGCGTTCACGGGCGCGATGACAATTGGAACACACGGGTTCGCACTTCTTGATTTCAGCGAGGACTCGCTTCCACGCGATTCCATCGGAGAGCATTCGTGAGATGGTTCGTTCCTTCGTATCGCGGTCAATATGGTCAAACTCCATCGCCCACACATTCCTGTGGCCTTCAAATCCACAGTCGGTGCAGACGAGTTCCTTTTTGTATTCCTCATATTGACGCTTGATTCTCTCTCGCCTTCGCTTCGCCTTCTCAAGATACATCTGCCTGTTGCTTGCGTAGTGCTGTGGGTTGTATCGCTTTTGATACGCCTTCCGCTTCGCAGGGTCTTTGTAAGGCATTGAACCGCAATAGCGGTTCGCGGTTATTGAATGAAAGGGTGGAGAGCAGGGGGTAGAAAGGGCATACCGACCCACCAGCGAGCCCCTGCCCTCCGTCATCACCGATGTGAGAGCCGAAACACAAGGAGGTGGTGATGAGAGGTGATTCCCGCTGGCGAATTGAAGACCAACCCCCACCTTATTAAACCAAGTGCGTGGTGGAAATTGCATGAGCGACCTCATGGAACTCACCAAGAAGCAATTGATTGCCCTGTGCGAAGAAGCAGGGTTGGACACGGATGGAACGAAGGCTGACCTCGTTGCTCGTTTGGAAGCACCCGCAGAATCACCCGCAGAAGCCCCTGTGGAAGCCGTTGTTGAGGAAGTGGTGGAAGAACCCACCCCAGCCCCAACAAAGCCCAAGAAAGCCACGCAGAAGGGCTCTATGCCCGATGTGGAAGACGAGAGCCTCTCCAGCGAGGATTTTGTCAAGCAAGCATACCTCGCTATCCTCAAGCGTGAGGCTGACCCAAGTGGCCTCAAGCACTACACACGGGCATTGGATTTGCACCGAACCTTGACTCGCCAGCAGGTCTTGGACAAACTCTCCGATTCGGAAGAAGCCAAGTCCCTGTGATTTGAGCGATTAAGACATTGATACGACAAAGGTTTGATATACCAGCATCGGCTGGTTCATATCATGTCGGACAACCGAACACCGAAGAAGGGACACACCGAATGGGGAACAGGTCTTGGGCGAATCCACCTCGTTCATTCCATGACAGGTCGCTGTATGGGATGCAAGAAGAAAGTCGCCAAGTGGGTCGGCCAGCAAGACATGACTGTTCAAGAAGTCAAGGAAACCGACTTCGGCCTTTGTTCCTTCGTGAGCGACTTTTGGCTTGACCAATTGACGAACTGAAATAAACCCCACAGACCCATCGTGAAGCATGGGTCGCAATTGGGGCGCGTCGGCACTCGCTCGGTCGGGCAGAACGATTCCATCGTGGAGTCCTCGCCCTCTCGCGTACGATGAAGACTATTTTTGGCTCACGCTACGCTGGGGTCAATGGGCTGGTGATGGTGCGACCATATCGGGAACAGTCGCTCTCGTATCGGGCGAGAGCATGGGTGAAATCGCCCCTGCCTTGCTTCCTTATCCGTTTGCTGGATGGGGCTACAACACGGATTCGGCCATCGGATTCGGCACACGAACCGAACCCTATGTCGTGCCTGTCCTGTCGCAATCGGGGACTTTCCTGTTCCACGATTCCACCTTCTTGGACAGATGTTGGCTATCGGTTTCGGGGACTCTCCAGCGTGAACTTGACGAGCGTGAGAAGCGAACTTTTCGCCCAAACTTCGTCAAGCAGTCGTGATATTGACTCCGATAACAGCCTCGCTGTCCAAACCCAATCTCAAAACCATTGATATTCCGAAGGTATTATAGGGGGCAACCTGTTGGCTCACATCATGCAGAAGCAACACTTCGTCAAAGTCCGAGAAGACGGCCAGCGATTCGTGGTCTATTGGTTCATCGTTGAGCCAACGCGAGCATACGGGGGCGACATCATCGGAATCCAGCAAAGCCGATGCAACGCTATGGAGGTCGCATACAGCGTAGCCCAGCGACACGGCACTACGGTCGTCATGCACCAAGCGTGAACCAATTCCGTTAAGAACCGCATTGACCAACCAATCGGTATGGCGGTTCACTCTTTCACAGGTGTCAGCGGAAAAATCACCGTGTCGGGAAGCATTGTCGGATTCGTTTCGGGCGACTTCTCAATGACTGCGACAACGGGCAAATACATCACACTCGGAACGAACTACAACACGGCACACACTCGCGGTGTGCGAACTGTGTCGGGCTCGCTCAAGAAAGCGTGGGGTGTCAGCGATGACGAACTCTTTGATTGGTTCAACAACGACACCGAACTTGACATTGAGTTTGACGCTGATGACGCTGGAACGCACACATACACCGTGTCGGGCTGTGTCTTGACCGACCTTGCGATTGAAGGACTTGAAGCAGGGAACGAGGGTGCGTTGATGATTAACGCTTCCTTTGAGGGCTTGACTTGGGCTCGCGATTGAGGTGATTCACTTTGTCTTGGCTGGATTCAACATTGGATGCTCACTCTTCTGCTATTGAGGTCAATACCGCTGGTCTTGGGCTCAAGGGAGAAGACGGGAAGGAACTCAAGACGCTCATGGCGAAACCGCTGTCGGCTCACGAATATCAAGTTCTCAAGAACGAACCCGAACTCCGAACTCTCATCGGCCAAGACAGAACCGAACTGCTTGGCCTTCGCATGACCTTTGAGATGCTCAAGAAGTGCGATGATTCGCTCAAGTGGGGCGTGTTCCGTCAATTGCCTCTCACCCTCATCGCTGAACTCGCCCAGCGTGTCAGCGAGGCTGTGGGCTCACCATCCGAGAACGGTGGTGGTGCGTTGGGGGAAGCGTGAGGTTCGCCCGTTCCACAGAAGGACAGTTCTATTTTGAATTGCTGGCTAAGTTCGGGCTCACCCCTCAACAATGGAGGGAACTTGACCCCCGCGACACGACATTCTTAACCCACGCATTCCTTGAACGGACTAAGCGTGAGCATGAGCAACAGAAGCGACTGCAAGCGAAGAACAGGAGGCGATGAGCGTGGCGATGGATAGCGTGGCTAAAATCACGGCCATCGTTGAAGCGCGTACGGCTGGCTTCAAGAAGGGAATGGCGGAGGTCGGAAGTGGGCTCACGGTTGCTGGTGGTCGTTTCAGCCGATTCGGTGAAACGGCTCGCAAGTCCTTCGTGGCGGTTCAAATCGGTGCTGTGCTTGCAGGTCAAGCCCTCGTTGCTGGCTTCGCAGTCAAGGCTTCAAAGGCGTTCATTGAGTTTGAGGATTCACTCCTTCGGACTTCGGCTATCATGGGCGGGAAGTCCATCTCGGACATTCAACGAGTGGCTGACGAAGTGATGCACTTGGGTGCTACAACCCGTTCCACAGCCGTTCAAGTGGGCGAGGCGGCGCAGATTTTGGCGTTGGCTGGTTTGAAGGAAGAGGACTTGGTGGACAACAAGGCACTTGAGCAATTGAACAACCTCGCAATCGCCGCTGGCGTTGATATGCCGACCGCCGCTGGCGTTGCGATTTCAGCCCTTAAAGGTATGGGAATGGAAACCAGCGAATTGGGTCGCGTGAACGATGTGATGATGCAAACAATGAGCAATTCGTTCACTACGGTTGAGTCGCTTGGGCAGACCATGAAGTTCCTTGCACCAACGGCTCGCGCGGCGGGCATTTCATTGGAAGAAGCATCCGCCGCGGCGGGTGCATTGGGCAACGCAGGGCTTCAAGGAACGATGGCTGGAACAGGTATGCGTATGGCTATCAACAAACTCATCAAGCCGACTACGGAGGCTCGGAGGGTCATTGAAGACTTGAACCTCAATGTCTTCCGATTGACTCCAGCGGGTGAATCGGCTCGCAACAGTCTGCGAGGGGTTGAGGCTGGGTTGGAAGAAACTCGGCTTCAAGCGGAGGGCGTGAACCTTGAAATCAAGGCACTCAACAGCGAACTCAACGACCTGTCCATTGACCAGCAGAAGAACAACCTTGAGATAGCCAAAATCCGCCAGCGAGCATCCAAGCAGGGTCGTGAATTGACCAAGCGTGAGATTGAACAGATTGAGCGTTTGGAGATGGCGAATGATGACTTGAACATCACCATGCAAGAACGCAGTTTGGAACTGTCCATCCAGCGAAGAGAGCAGACGCAGTTATCGGAGTCAATAAGCAGTCAAGAATCGGAGATGAACTCGCTCAACCAAACCATCACCGACCAAACTCAAGGACTGACATCGCTGACCGATTTGTTCCAGCAATTGCGCGATGCTGGTGCGACAACATCGCAGATTCTCCAAGTCTTCGGTGTGCGTGGTGGAAACGCAATCAACGCCATTTTGGGACAGGCCGATGCCTTTGAGGAATTGGTCGCCAAGAACGAGGATGCAAACGGCAGAACTGCGGAGTTCGTTCAAACCATGACAGGCTCAACGCAGAACGCCCTGTTTGAATTGCAGTCAGCCTTCACAGCGTTGATGATAACAGTCGGTGAACAGTTCGCCCCGATGATAAAGGACACACTCGTTCCAGCACTCATCTTGGCGACTGAAAAATTGGGCGATGAAGGCTTCGTGGAGGCGATGGGAGAAATCGCTGACAAATTGGTTGAGGTCTTGCCCCAATTGATTGATTCCTTCGTGCCTGTGCTGATTCAAATGGCGGAACAGTCGGATGACTTGATTTATGTCTTCGTGGCTCTCGCTCACGCTCTCCGATTCCTCATGGTTTTCATTGAGCCCATCTATGAATTGCTGGGCGGTATCGGGATGATATTTGAGGGAATCGCGACCCTAAATCCACAGATGATTTTTGAGGGGCTTGGAAAGGCGGCGGGTGGTCTTGCACTCATATTGATGCCGATATACAGGCTGGTTGAAGCGATTGCTGATTTCTTGGGCATTATTGACGAGGAAGGAACGGGCGCGCAACGGGCTGGGTCGGGTGCTTTGAAGGGGGCGGCGGCTGGTGCGTTGGTCGGTTCTGCTGTCCCCGTTGTCGGAACGGCGGCGGGTGCTGTCGTGGGTGGAATCATCGGTGCTGGGCTCACGATGTTCGCAGAAGGTGGAATCGTGAACGAAGCCACGCTGGGTGTCTTCGGTGAGGCTGGTTCGGAGGCTGTGATTCCGCTGGACAGACTCCCTGCATTGATGAGCGAATCAATGGGAGGGCAAGCCTCAAAGCCCGAAACCACAGTCGTTTTCAGCGGGGACATCATCATTGGCGAAGGCAACAACCTTTCAAAGCGCGATGTTGAGCAGATAATGGTGGAAACGATGCCGAAGGTGTTCAACCGATTCGGAATGCAAGGTGCAAGGGGTGTGATTTGATGGCTTCAACCAAACAAAGCATCACACAGACCTTCTCACGCATGAAGAACGGCCTTGCTGAACTCCAGCGGTGGTTTCCAGCCTTCATCAAGAACGATGGCGTTGGAGGGCTCTCCATTGACCCTGTGCTGTATCGCACAAACTTCTCCGCCAAGACCCCAGCCCAAACGGGTGGCTACGATGACGAAGCCAGCCAAGCAGGGATTCGGGTGGAGGCAATCAACGATGACGGCACAGATGTCAGCAACAACCCAACCATCGTCATATCGGGAAGCGGAACACTCAACGCCAAATGCACCATCAACCATGATGATGGAAGTGGCTCAACCGTCATTCGCTTGATTGCACCATCGGGCGACTTGACAGGAAGTGGAACAAAAACACGCTCGCATGAGGGAATCGGGGATGCGACTTCCGACACGACCACGACCGCGCCCTTCCCCGTGTTCATGACGATTCAAGAACTGACCGAGATGCTTGACACCTATCGGCACATCGGAGATGGTGATGAAAACAAAAAGGCATGGCTTCCACATGGGTTGGAAGGCGGAGGGCAACACGGCCACTCATCAGCATCGGCTTTGCCTTCGCTCGCTGGAGGCGACCCTCGCGAACCCACATCGGTTGCGTTCCCCACAGCCTCTCCGTATCGCGCAACCGTGTTCATGCCGATGATGCTGGACAACAACCAATTTGACAAACGAATCACGGGTGCGAGCAACGAGGTTGCTGACTATACCTACCTCCTTGCGAACTTCGGTGGGGGCTACGATGTTCTTGACATTGACCGATACGACCCCGACCCCGAAGGCGAAGACTCGGCCACGATTCGCTACAAAACGGTGGGGTATTCGGGCGACCATTTGCTTGGGAAGAACACAGCACAGCAAGCATACAAAACCGCGCCCAGCGGAACGGCACACAACACAATGACACACAACAACCCCGACTTATCGTTTGATGGAAGTGCAAGCCACTTCCCCAAATACCGAACCCGCTGTGCTTTGGCGATGTTCCTCAAAGACGGGACATACACGCTCAAGGGCGGGACTCTCATTCCATACATCTATGACACGAATCGCGAGATTGGGGGCAACCAAACCAGCACAGTCCACGCGATTTGGGATGGGCTTGATGGAGAAGGCGACTTTGACATGACCGCTTCGGGCATTGAAAAACAATGCTCGGCTCAAATCACTCCGATGTTTGACTTCCTCCAGCCACCCATCACAACCTCCGCACAGGGAGGCAATTTTGACTACGAGGTGGTCAATGGGTCAGCCAAGTTCAATTGGGCAAACTACATCACAGATGTGCAGTCAATCCAAGCCAGCGATTCCAACCTGTTCACAGATGGTGATGGAACGGACTTAGACCACATCACTACGGCACGACCGTTCTTGGTTCGCAACAACCCAGCAAGCGTTCCTGTGCGATACATTCGGAGGAACAATCTCATCCTGTCCATTTGGCTTGACTACACGAATGTCAGCGGTATCAGCGGTTCAACGATTCCTCAATTCACAGTCGGAAGTCCGATTGAACTGTGGGGACTCACGGGCGCGTTGGGCAGGGACACCTCTCAAGGTCGGAACATTGGGCATAAGTTCGGCCTCTATGAGTTCGCACCACGAAGCGAAGAAACGAATCCCGACACATATTCTTTGGGCGGGTTGAATCACAACGGATGGTGGATAATCAACGCGTACGATGACGATGGCGGTGGTCTTGACGGAGAGTTTGTCGTGGATGACATTCTCGGCAACGGGGACTCAACCGAGTTCTATGGGGCTCGGATTGATATTCAAATCTATTCAAACGAAGCCCTTCCGAGTCAAGGGAATGTCAGCGCGTACGCGCCGACCAGCGGGTATGTTTGTCAAGGACTGATTGGAGGCGCGGAAAGCACTTCTTCTCACTATGGAACTGTTGCTTGGGCAACCAGCCAAAGCAATTCCCACCCCCAATTGCGACTCTTCGGTAGTGCGAGCGAGAAACTGTATGGAACGGGTGTTGGGTATATGGGCGGGGCAAACACCCCAGCGAACAATTTGCAGTCCCATGTTGGACATCGCTATTTTTACCCATCACGCATGGTTGATTCTTATGTTGATGAGGGAGAATGGGGTGCGACAGGAAACACGGGGAATCTCAAGTTTTTCTTTGCCGATGACGCGACCGCGTTCCGTTCAATTGAATTGCAGAAGGCGACCGACTTGCTCTATTCCAATGGTGTTCCTGTTGTTCAAAGGGGAGATGGTTTGCTTCGGCTTCCAGCACCACAGGGCAAGGACATTGGTGCAAGGCGACTCTATTCCCTCACACAGACTCACATCACAGGCACATTCGTGAGTGAAGAAACTGACTTTCGCGGGCTCGGTTCGGACTTGGTTGAAAGCCTCCCAGCAACATGGTTGTCAAGAGGGCTTCACATTCCCCTGTGGTCATACATTGACACGGCGAATGGCCGTCATGCTTGGGACTACATCAAGCCCATTGGTGCATCGGGAACATGGCTCTATGGGCGAAACCGACCATTCCCAGCCCATGAACGAACAGGAACGCGATTGGGCTACAACGGAGGCGTTGCTCTTGACACGACCAAATACGGCTTGAGCGAGATGGGATGCTCGCAGATGTGGCTGGATTGGGAGATGAAGGCCAAAATCCCATTCCGAACAAATCAAATGGTGCGAATCACCTTTGACACCAACGAGGAACACTATGTCTTTGGTCGCCACGCTTTGATGTTTGATGACTTTCAAGGAACGATGAGGGGTGGTGCTGGCTTTTTGCCCCTGTATGATGGGAAGACATCAGCATCACCACTCACATTGAGTGCGTCATCATCGCCCGAAATCTATATTCGGGCTGGTGAAGGGTATTCAAATGGCTTCATAACGCACCCGTATGTGAACGGTGCGTTCACAGCACCGCGTACGATAATTTGGTTCGGGGATGCTACATTCCTCAAGGATTCGGCTTGGTTGGGTGAGAAGGAATATCCGCTGGAGAACGCTGGTGGGAACTGTGGTTGGGGGTCAATGAACAACGGCTACGGCACAGGCACATCGTTCACCTATGCGGAAGGCTATCACACAGTCCGAGCAGTCTTCAACCAAGCAGGGATGAACTTGCTCTTTGATGGTGTCAGTCAAGGCATTGACACCGAATCGGCCAAGACGGTGTATGGGCTGACGATTGAAAACTGCAAAATGGGCTTGTCCGTTTGGAATCAAAGCATCGGTGTTGATGAAAGCAGATTCCCCAAAGACGATGACGGCAACAGACTCGTTGCTGACAATCAAGCGTTGAGCAAGAATCAGTCCGATTTGCAGATTGACGAGATGGTATTGAGGTCAATACCGACTTCTGCGATGTTGCCGTTCAAGGTTCACACGATGAAACAGGACTTCTCCAATGTGGCTCGCTATACCTCATTGACGGTTGAGGCTGACAACATTGACACCAAGAAGGGAATGAATGTCAAGGCGACCTTGATGACTCCATCCACCACGACCGTTGAGAACGAGGGGCAAGCCGTCATCAGCGGGTTTGAGAATGTGGATTTGGCGTTCAGCGGTGGCGTTGGTTCAATGGACTTGACCGACCTTCCAGCGTCAGCAATCGCAGATGGGTTTGTGATTCGGTTTGACTTCTTCATCCCTAACAACACACAGACCGAATATCACCCGATTGATTGGTCAAAATTGCCCATCATTCGCTCTTGGACTGTGGAATACGATGAGAAGCCAACGGCTTCGCTGGCGGTCATTGGGAACACATTCAACGGGGACATCACAGGAACAATCAACACCCGTGTTGGACACATCATCTCGTTGCGTGGAACAGGCACGACAACCGATGTGGACAGAACCATCTCGGAGGTCAAGTTTGACTTCGGTGATGGGGCTTCAACGGGCTGGATAAAGTTCGCAGACCAAACGACTCAAAGCACGACATACGACATCGCTCACTCGTATTTGGCGAGTGGAACATACACCGTCAAGTGCTATTCTCGCGATGACTCCAACAACGAATCGCTGGAATCAAACAACATCACCATCGTGGTCGCTAACGCGCCCCCTGTCGCCATCCTTCGTGCTGTGCCTTCAATGGTTCGTGCTGGGCAAGCAATCACCTTTGACGGCTCGGCATCGTATGACATCAACGCTGGTGGAACGCTGACGACATACACCTTCACCTTCGGAGATGGGTCGTCATCTGTGTCGGGTGCTTCGTCTTCGGTCAGCCACACATACGCCAACGGTGGTGAATATCAAGCCACGCTGGTCGTGGTTGATTCCGATGGGGCGACATCGCAGACTGCGAGCGTTGTTGTCAAGGTGCTTCCAGCGACCCTCGTTGTTCCGCTGGTTTTGAACACCAAGCCGAGAGCGTTCAGCCGAACTCGGTCAGCGAATCTCACTCAAACGCCCGTATTGGACTCAATATACCCCGAACTCACAGACATGGGACAGCGAACTGACGAGTTCAAATTGGAAGGTTCGTTCCTCAAGCACACGGCCAATGCCGACATTGAGTTCATGGAAGAACTTCACCTGTCGGGCGCGCTGGTTGAAATCGTGTGGGAAGAGGTGAACTTCACAGGAACGCCAACGGGCAAGACATTCGTTGGTCGCATGACTTCGTTTGACTATCAGCGCGAGGGCGGTCGTCATGGCGAAACGCCATACACAGCGGTGTTCGTGAGGGAGGCTGGGCTCGGTGCTTGATTGGCTGACTTGGCTCATCCTCTTGGAACTGATTTGGTGGGCATTCATTGGATTCGTGGGGCGGGAACTGTTGTCCCTGTGGCGAATGATTCGTGAAATCCCGATTGAATACAATTGATTCCAAAACGGGCTTCGGCTCATCGCGATTTGGCGATTTTAGGGGTGAAAACCATTGATATTGTGAAAACATTGATATACCCCACCCCTAATGCCTAACCATGAGCCCAACCATGAGCCCCCACGCACTCCAGCGCGTTGATGAGCGACTTGTCGGTGCAGAAGCCGAGAAGGTCGCCAACGCTGTCAAGTCTGCCTGTGCAAAGCATGGAAGCCGAAGCATCGGAATCATCGCTCACCGATTGAACGGTCAGCGTGGTCAAGCATGGGGCGAGAAGTCCAATGGCGACTGCGTTGTTGTCATCGTGCGAAACAACCAAGTCAAGACCACATACCTCCGCCGAGCCACTCAAACCTTTGACCTCTCCGTGTCCCGCACCGATGTGCTGGTGGACATGACGGGAACTGTCCTCAAGTCCGTCATGACCAAGAACGGTGGCGGTCGTGGTGCTGACTTCAACCCATTCAACATGAACTGAACAGGTGATACAGATGAAAGCAGAAGGAAGACCCAACAAGCGACACAGCCGAGATAAGCGAGGCTTCACAGGAAAATACAACAAAGGCGGGAAGCGAATGTCGGGGGCTCGCCCTCTTCACCAATGCCGTCTGTGAATGGAGATGATGAACATGACGAATCTAAGCGAGATGGACATACCCGAAAACTACGAGTTTCGTGGCTACGAATACGACCTGTGGAAAGCATACACCGAAGAAGGCATGGCTCGCATTGAAGCCAGCGGTGTCCGTGATGGCTATGCCGAGCGAATGTATGGCGTGAACCGAGCCTGTGTCAAGCGATGGGTCATTGACGGGGTTGAGGTTTGGTGCGTGTATGCTCGCTATTCCTCATGGTGATGCTCTTAAACCAGCGTTGGACTGCCTAAAGCATGGTCGTCAGCACAGGGGGGCTTCCAGCCACCCATTCCGAACTGACCCAGCCTCTTGGGTCAAAAGGACTGCCCATGACGCTCGTTTTTGCTGACCACTACGATGACACCATCGGGAACACTCCTGTGGACAGGAAGGTGCTTTTTGACACCTCCCTGCACCAACCTCGCCCCACAGGGTCGGGGACTTCCATCGTTGCCCCAATCGCGCCCAGCGTGATTCTCACGAACATGAGTGGGACAACCCTCGCATACCCGACCAGCGATTCAACCAATCACACGATGAGCCCTCGCAACGCTGGACTGACCACGAACCTCTCCCCACCGTCTTTGAATCACGAATCGGGCGCGTTGGAGTTCGGTCAAATCGTTCACGATGTCAGTCGCTCGCACCACGATGCGACAGAATTGCGTTCAAGCGTTCCATTTGCTCGCCTTTCACTCTCGGAGGTGGGTCGGTTCACCGCGTACGAAAGAAGGCGATACGCAAGCGGAAGACCAGCAAATCACACATTCCAACAGACCAAGACGACCGATGACGATGTGGTGGGTTCAATTGACATGGGCTGGGGTGCTTATGCGGGAAGTGGGACATTCAATTGCGAAGTCCCAGCGTTCACACAGGGAGGGCGTGTGGAGGCAATCACACACTACGCTAAGGCAGACTTGCCCAGCAACGCTATGGGTGTGTCGTGGGGCGATGCTCACAACGCCACATTCCTCACCACGCTGGGTTCAGCACCCATCGCTCAAACGGGGGCTTCCAGCATGGGCATCGCAGTCCAAGACGATGACAAACTCTTCTCATCCCATTGGAACTTGAATCTCGGAGTTCGCCAACCGATTCTCGCTTCGGGAACTTCAATCTCCAGCCCCGATGGTTCGCCCGTATCGGTGTCAATATCCGAAGACGCAGATTCCGTGAATCTGCTGACATCTGTTGAAACGATTCAATCCATTTTGGTGGCCGACCGCTTCTCCGATGGAACTGCCTCGCCCAGCGATGAAGACAACATGACGCTGGGGCGCGTTGATTTGGGCAACCACACCGTTGCCGATTCGTGCGGTTTGATTGGCTACGAGGGCGTTATCACGGCCACAGCCTTCTTCTCCATCTCCAAGAACTCCGACCCCTCACAGACGCAAGGGGCGGTCAGTTTCACCGATGACATGACCTATGCTGGACTGAACATTCAAGTCCATTCGGGAACGACTGTGCGAAGGAATGGCGACCCAAACAAACAGGGCGGGTATGGACTGACTCCATTCGCCCCATACCGATACGGAAGCGATGGAACGAGCGTTGATGTCATGACCGATGCAATCACGACCTCCGCACACCGAACAGGAAGCGGGTCGTTCTCCACCAGCGATGCAAACCGCACCGTCTTCTCAACGAGGCGAGATACCCACTACAACACGGATGCAACGCAGGTGCTTCCGCTGGGTGCTGGCGAGAGTGAAATCAACGCTGGTTCGGGCGTGTTCCGACAGCAACACCAAGCAACCGACCGACTGTTTGGCGACACAGCGAAGGCTGGCGATTCTTGGGCTGGGACACAGACCTTGAGTTCGGGCTGGCTATCGGACTCAATACCGACCAAAGTGCAAATCATTCCACAGGTCATCGGCTACACCAATGTCCAAGTGTCAGTCGGGGAATTGAAAACAGCCACTCATCCATCGGCTCAACCCATCACATTCCGCAAGCCAATCGTGGACTATCATGTGCTGGTTTCAGTCGCAGACCGAAGTGAATTGGTCGTCAAATCCGACACCAGCGTGGGCAACGATTCGGTTGGCGACCCAACCTCTCGGAACGACCCGAATCCAAACCGACTCCACGCCAACATGGACTTGAGCGACCTGCCTTGCACCATTTATCACGGAATCGTGCGTATCAATCCCGATACGCTGGAACAGATTTACCTTGACCCAGCCGACCTTCCAGCAGGGTATGATGCGATTTCAGCAGACTGTCCATTTTCAGTCATGCCTCGCCACCGAAAAATGTCGGTGGATGGGAAGGTGTCAATGGGCTGGGGATTGCATCAAATCACTCCATTCCGACCTCTCGCATCACGCCAATGGGTGCGTGTTCCCAAACTGTGTTCAGCCATCCAATCGGGCGGATTTTATCAGCGAGGGGGCGTATCTCATCTGTGGGATGCTGATGTGTATGGTGGCGAACTCTTCGTGGGTGCTGACATCATTGACGCAACCGACTTCGCTGTTGAAACGACCAAAGACGGCAAGCCGTATTTTGGGCTGTGGGGCAACGGCCAAATCGTTCCAAATGGAAGCCATGACCCAGCCATGCCTCAAGGCTGTGAACTGATGGTGTTCCGCTATTCTCCGAAGAAAGACCCGTATCACCCATCCACCAAAAACACATCACCGAGCGACAATCCGATTCGGGATGCACTCGGAACGAATGCTTCTGCGGTGAGTGGAACGACCACTTATTCGGCTCAATATAAGACAGGGTTCACCATCACCGATGAACGACTTCTCGCTGATTCGGCTTGGGAAGTTCACGATTGGGTGATTCCCCAATTGGAACTCATGCGGTATCTCGGCAAGGAAGAAAAGTCATCCATGCGACACCCGAAGCACTCGGAGAGCGATGGAACAGAAGTCATCCTTCACCCGACTGTGCATTGTTCCAGCCTTCGCATCATGGATGATGGAAGGATGCTGATGGCGATGGTTCATAGGGACTACATTGAAGATGTCAGCGAGTTCCCGTCTGCTGATATTGGCTATCCAGCGAACCCCGATTTGAGCATCGGTTCGTGTCCCGTTGGCTATGTTTATTCGGATGGTCAATGCGTTCCAATCACATCGCTGGGCGCGTCTGCCGATTCGGGTTTCCACATTGACCCAACCAGCGGAGATGAGATGGAGGGGAGTGGCGACCCACAGGCGTTGTCGGCTGGGACAGGAGTGCAACCATCGGGCGACAATTTCAGCCAATACCCAACATGGAACAAACTCATCGCTGACACATCAGCAAGGTCGCTCATCCTCGCCTTCTCCGATGCACCAGCCAATGACAACGGACAGGTCGCTCGCGGTCGCGTGGGCTTCGCTCTCAAGTGGGAACTCGTTCCTGTGGGCGATGAATCCACGCAAGAACTCGCCATCCAAACATGGACACACGAAGATACATGGTGGAGTGGTGCAAGAATCGCATATTGGTTTGATGAGTCGGGTCAGCGAGCCATCCCAATGACCTATGGCTCATACCCCGAATGTCGCATGAGTCATGCGAACTTGCCTCGCTCTTTGGCTTGGCTTGATTCCGACTTGAACATTCATCACGGCCTTCCATTCCGTCAGCCAGCAACCATGTCAGCACCACACCCATCCTTGCCCGATTTGATGGGCAGGTTGAGCCCTGTGGATGAGTGGTATCGCAACCGATACGACTTCCTCAAATATACCCGTTTCGTTCCTACTACGATTGGATTTGCTGACTTTGGTGCTGGGGCGAATCCATTCCAAGAACTTGGGTGGTCGGGTTGGTCGTTCCCAGCAGACCTGTATGACCCAATTTCATACGGTGATGGAACAGCGTTCTTCCGCGATTCCACGACACCTCATGCTTGGAAGAACATGGGCGACAACCAAAACTACGATGCGACAGGTGGCGACTACAATCCGTATTCAGCGGTCGTGTATGACCTCACAGGCATCACCCTTCCAGCCATCATCCTTTCTTGGACTGTGGGCGGGGTCAATGTGGCCGAGAATATCCCCGTTGTCGGCACTACGGTCGCAGACCTCGTTTCAACGGTCAAATCCCCACCAGCCCTGTATGACCCTTTGGTTGATGGAATGTATATCCCACATGGCGGTGCTTTGACATCATCGGGCGACCTCATGATTCGCAAGTTTGAAGACACTCCATCGTTCCTTCCAGCACAGGTTTTCAACGAAGGAGTGCTTGAGTTCGGAGATTTGGTGATGGACACGGGTGAAACATTCTCACCGACAATCGCTTGGTCAAACGCTGGGCGAAGCACCATGCTGGGCTCGTTCTCATCGTGGTCGCATCACGGCTCGCTTCACTACGGCCTCTCGGCAACCCATCACCCATATCGTGTGGACAGGGTGTTCAAGCAGGTTCACGCTGGACTTGGCTACGATGTTCCTCTCCACTTGCTGATTCCCCCCGAAGTCCATGTGCGAGCGAGAGCAGGGGGCAACGGGCAGATTGACTTGGAGATGGAAACGCCATTCCATCGCACCGATTATCAGCACTTGATTGGGGCTTCGTTGTTTGAATCGGGCTTTGAACTCGGTGGTGCATCACCATCCGAAGCAAGTCAAAACCCGCTGGGTCAATGGTATCTCCGAACAAATCTGTGGGACTCACCGATGCACACGACTTCTGCGAATGTCAGCGGAATCAGCCTGTTCAATCAGCGAATCAAGGGTGCAATCGTATCGGGCTCAATAGGGCTTGAAGCGTATTGGACAGACCATCCGACCGACCACTTCCACGCTGGTGCGATGCCGATTCTTCCAAACAACGACTACGACCTCGCCATGATTGAAACAAATCGCTACGCGCCCGTCATGTTGGCGAGAGCATCCGAGATGCACGACCTTGATGTGCTGGCGACCAGCGAGCAATTGCTCTCCAGCGTTGATGTTCATGTCAGTCAAACAGCGAAGGCATATTGGGATTCGGGGGCAATCGTGTCGGCTCAAGGTGTCGGACAATACGACAACAATCCCGCTGGCGGTGGAACAAACGACCTCGCCATGACTGAAACTTGGCTTGGTGAGGTGAACGAGGCAAACGGTGGTGGACTCACGGGGTTCACGATGGCGAGGGGAAGCACTCCGTTTGGAATGGGCAAGGGTCAGCGAGTGATACGAACACCCGAAGGCACACTCCACCATTTCATCATCAAGCGTTCCATTGTGAGTGGCTACGCCAACCAACCGACATGGGCTCACATGAAGAAGCCGTTGCACAGCGACCTGTTTTGGTCAAGGAGGGCTACGACAACAGCACCCGACACGCAGACGGGTGCTGGTGCTGACGAGTGCGGTGCGAAGTTCTCCAGCATCGCAACCGTTTATGGTGGCGAAACCATACACCGAGTCTGCGGTGCATCGTTTTGTAGCGATTCCAAAGGCACGATTCACGCAGTTCTTGAATATCATCTCAACCCCGAAGACGAAGGCTCACATCGCGCCCATTCGCTCTATTATCACAAAGCAGACCGAGTGCAAATTGCTTCCAACCCCGAACCCGTGTATGATTGGGATTGGACAGTTCACACGCCCGTTCTCATCAACAGTTCGGTTGATGCGTTCACCCCATCGGGAACGATATACGACTTCCGCCAGCCATCACTCGTCTGCGATTCCAAAGACCGATTGCACTTGACTGTGGCTCGCCCAACGGTTGAAACGCAAGTCAGCGGTTGGACATCTCCAGCAAGCACCAACCCCGTGAGCGTGTTTTACACGATGAAGGAGGCTGACGAGGCATCATTCCCAACCCCATCATTTGAATCAACATACGGGGATTCCAACGACACGCTATGGTCATGTGTCAGCCGACCATCAACGGACACCACAGACGATGAAATGAACAACCCAGCGAACTCAAATCACATCGTCAGCGTAGCATCCCATCCGAAAGTTTGCCTTCGTTCCGATGATGTTCCTGTCGTCTTTTTCTTGGGTTGGGCGGGGTCATCCATTCATAGCGGAACACGAAACAAGACTGCGGTGTACGCGAACATCGGTGAGGTTGGTGTTGGGGGGCGTATTCAGTTCAATACGGGCAAGTGCTGTCATGTTCTCGGACTTCCACCCAATTCCAAAAACACGATGGCGAGCAAAAACATCTCACACTACGATTCCATCATTGACGAGAACGACCGAGCAATCACGGTCGGCATCAAAGACGACAGGGACAGCGTGAATGGTCAAACATGGGCAAGTCGCCACACGCTCATCAATAAGTTCAACACACGGATTCCATTTGCTGAACAATATACAGCGACCGATGGACTCGGAGATACGAGAACGCTGTTCAAAGCCCCTCAATACGATGGAACGACTGAACTGCGGTATGTGGACACCTATCTCCAAGAGCCCACGCTCACGACCAATGGGAAGGGTGAATATCACCTCGTCATGCGTTTCACCATGACGGGTCAAGACGAAGGGCGCGTTGGTGCGACCTTCCGCGACCAAGACCTCGCGATTGAATCGGCTGTGCATCCTCTCCAATGGGCTGGAACTCCGCTGACGGGTTCGGGCAACACGCTTTACACAGGAGGCTACGCTTCGGTGTCGGGAAGCATGGATTGGACAGGGCGATACGGTGGAGGAAGGAATCCGATTTACACCAACAGCACCACGAACACCCACACCCACTTGATGCACATTTGGTTTCCATCATACGAGTTTGATGACGATGTGAGTGCTGACGACCGTGTGATTCGCTCAATCAATCTCCGATGGCTGTCAGTCCCATCCTTGCGATACGATGCAACGCTGGGCTTCCAGCCCGTTGGTTCTGCCCAAACGATTGCTGGACAGGAAGACTTCCCTCACCTATACCCTCAAATCCGCTATCAACGGTTTTGGGGCTACGATGCTTCGGAGATTGACTTGACATGGAAGACCAACGAGATGTCGTGGTATCGCACTCCGCACTACGCTTCCTCGTTGTATCTGCCGAATCTCGGCGGGGCAGGTATGAGTCCAGCGGGTGATATTGGGACAGTCGGCATGGGCTTGCAGGGCTTCCCGAATGGTGAATAATCACCAAAACCATTGAGATTTAGCAAAGCATTGATATAGGGGATGCCTTTCATCTCGTATCATGCAATCCGCACAAACCCAAGCCCGACCCGTCAAGTTTGTCCACGATGACCACTTGAAGACCGAAGAAGACCTGCCTTACCTTGACGGCTCATGTGCCGTTGTGGTTCACCAGCGAAACGAGCCTTCGTTCTTCGTGAACGCTGGCGACAAAATTGACCTTGACAACGACTTCACCGAAGTCGGAACTTTCGCCATCGGCACATACGGAGAAGGCGATGCAATCTCCGCCATGCCTGTGTTCAGCCATGTCTTCTTCCGCACCAACCACATTGAGTCCGATTGGACACAGGCTGACTCCATGAGCGACATCTCATGCGAAGGCCACACCGAAGTCTTCGTGCAGATGCTCAACGCTTCTTCCAACGCTCGCTCAACCTCCGTTGGCGATGTGTATGAAGTCGTGTGGACAGGCTACGAAGGCGAAACCGTCAGCGACTTTTACATCGTGGATGGCTGTGGCTGGAAAACCGTCAGCGGTGCTGGCGACCACATTTGGTGAGTCCTCAATTGGACAGCCCAGCGGCGACTCGTAGTGTAGCAAGTGGGTCGGGTGCTTGTCGCCCGACTGACAGGCTCATCTCCGTTCCGTTGGTGTCCATTGTCCACTTGACATCAAAGACCCTGTGGCGACCCGACAGGCCAGCATCACGGGATGCGAACTCCATCACATCACCAACCGAGATGTCCAGCCTTTCGGGGATTCCCTCAACGACCCAGCGAGCAAGCGACGCGCCCTGCGAAGCCAGCATGGTTTCACCGACCAATATGGCTTGATGCTCGTCTGCGATGAAATCCTCACGAACCACACGCTCAACGGGCTTGGTTGGGTATCGTGCCGAGCCGATTGCTGGAACGGACACGGAGATGCCTTTGCTGTCGTTCTTGACCTTGACCACATTGAAGCGGTGGGTATCACCCTCTTCACGCTGAATCATCGTTGGATAGAAGTCCTGTGGGACAGCGGTGCGTGGAATCCTTCCAGCGACCAGCGGGACAACCGTTGCATCATCCACCTCACGCAGTCGTTCCATGACGAGATACCCGTGAGAATCGGCCTTCAACACGACCAAGTTCGGTGTTGAATTGATGATGGACAGGATGGACTGAATCGCGTTCAATCGCGTCTTCCCCACGAAGTCCATGTCGGCTGGAAGAATCACAAACGACTCGTTGAGGATGCGACCGATTGGCGGTGTGTATGCCGAATTGCTGATGATGTCTTTGATGACGGTTGCCGAGTCCGACTCATAATACCCAACAGGAGAGTCCAACACTTCCCGTGTGAGATAGCCGAGCGAATCCAAAGCGATGAGTTCCAAACTCGTATTGGACTCAATAACCTCCGAAACGAATCCTGTGAACACCAGCGGTGGATTTGCCCAATGTCGTGGCGAAGCATACACTTGGACAACATCACCTTCTCGGATTGTCCCCGACCTTCGCCCTGCTGTGTTGTTGATGTCAATGTTCATTCGTGCTGGGGCGTTCATGGATTGGGTGAACGACACGGACTTCACGCCCTGCAAGTTCGTCATGCCGTTGATGACGACCACAGGGGCGCGTGGAGTCGCTTCATCCCTCGCCAGCCGACCATACAGGTTGCGATTCATGACCCTCCGAGAGCGAGCGAAGAATACCTTGTGAGCCCATCCGTTGCGAAGACCCGTGAGGCTCATTCGCTTTGGTCGGTTTGTCCATTGAAGCCCTTCGGGATTCCAGCCTCCATCGGAGAAGCCAAGACGACCGAGATTGAATGTTGGCTGGGGCAGAATGGAAGTCGGGTACGCGCCCTCCGTTGCACCTGTGGTCATGGCGAATCCACCACGACCTCCACCTCCACGCCTGTTCACGATGTCGTATTTGTCGGGGAAGCCCGATTCGGACAGGTAGTGATACCCGAAGCCCAGCGTTTCTGCCGACAGGTCGCCATGCAAGTGTGGGTCAAACGGTCGTGGTGTGGTCAAAGAAGTGTAGCAAGCGGTGGATAGGCGGTCAAGTTCCCAACCATCGTCAAGGTCGGTCGGGTGCGGGATGAAATCAATGCCCCAATCGGTCGGATAATGCGATGGCCGTTCCATGACTTCCTTCTCGTAGTGGAACGCATCCAGCGTTGGTGCTGGCTCGTTGCGTATGGCTTCGTGAGTGTTCTCCAGCCATGTCTTTGACACCCACCGAGCGATTGCCGTTCTCGGTCGTCTTGGGTCGCTTCCAAGCCGTTCAATCTCATCCAGCAGGGGTTGGGAAGGGTTGATGACGATTTGAGCGTCAGCAGGGGCTCTCACAAGCCTGTGGAAGCGTTCCGTTTGGCTGTCCATACCCAACCCACTACGCATTCGGTTTAATTGGCTGACGAATGATGGGGACTGTTGAGATTCCGAGCAGGGCATTGACTTGATATTGCGAGCATTGACTTGAGATTCCGACATCGTATCAATGAACGAAGTGTTTTTATTCCAATCATTTGTGTGCCTTCGGCACACAACCCCAAAGAATCAAACGAACAGGGGTGCTGAAAGACATACACTTTGGTCAATATGTGTGTGTTCTAAGGAAGGTGCAATTCCAATCATTTAGGACATTGATGAAGCAAAGCATTGATAAGGTAGTGTGTGCTGGGCAGGGCATGACCAGCCAACACGGTGAGAAGTCGTATCACACGACTACGACCAAAACCCCGAAGGGTGATGTGTCGTATGGTCGCATCAAGTTCGCTGACTGCGTTCACCACTACACCCTCAAAGACCAATACCACACTTTTGTCGTTGAAATCTATGACCTCAAGGGCAACCTCATCACGATAGGCGATGAAATGGACATCATGCCCAAAGAACGCCACCAGCACCGACCAACACGAAGCCATGCAATCATGATGGCGAAGTCAATGGTGGAATATCACCTCAATGACGATTATCCTCTTTGGACACCAAGCGGTTGGACAACCGACCCAACGGCATACGGAATTGAATGAAGGAGATGAGAACATGGGCAAGACGCACAGGTATCACGGAAGGGAAAATGGAAATGATGCGAAGTTCCACCGATGGTGGCGAAAGGTTGAGGGGCGGGTCTTCCGAAAGGACAACGACCGAATCCGAACTGCCCAACACGCATCTGCGACCGCGAACGAGGAAGGAATCCGACTCAAGAGCCGAAACCTCCGTGTGCCTCGCAGACCAAAGACTCACGGCTACGGCTTTACGCCACACCCGTTCCCCCTTGACCAATACGCAGATGGCTGTTTGATAACGGTGGGCGAACCTCGCTGACACATGGCGGTCGTGCAAATCAACATTCCGAGCAAGGCGACCTTGCCGAATGAGTGGGAAAAAATCCGACCTCACTTCCCCCTGCCCTCGCCACGAAGGTATCAAGACGATGCCCTCTCGGTCGTGTGGTGGGCGTTGGACAACGATGACTTTGACAATGTGGTGATTGAAGCACCGACAGGAATCGGCAAGTCAGCGATTGCGATGACGGTGCAAGCACGATTTCAGTCAGCATATTTGCTGTCCCCATCGCTCGGACTGACCGACCAATATAAACGGGACTACGGCTCGGTTCTCAAAGAGGTTCGTGGTCGTGGGAACTTTCCATGCTGGGTGCGTGAAGGCACAGCAACCAACGCGCCCTGCTATTCGGCCAAGAGCAAGCAGAAGTGCGTTCATGCGAAGGAAGCCGACCCCTGCCCGTATTATGCACAGAAGTTTGAGGCGAGGGATGCGAGGCTCACGCTGTCCAATCCATCGTATCTGTTCCGTGTGATTCAATCGCCCGATGGGACATTTGACCAGCGGGACTTCGCCATCATTGACGAGGCTCACCAATTAGAACCGTTCTTCATGGACTTGATGGAAGTCGTCATCAACCACGCTGACTTCACCAGCGTCTTCGGGGCGCGCTATCCGTTCCCCATGCACTATCACCCAGCCGATTGGAAGGATTCGGTCAGCAAACTCTTGGAGGGCGCGATGGGAACATTGGAGAAGGCTGAATCGGACAAAGACGAGAATGTGATTGATGCGATGCGAACCATCATTGACAAATGCGCGACCTTGCTGGAACTGTTGGAGAATCCAAACGATGTGGTTATTGAGTCCGATACGGACAAACGAGGCAAGCAACGGATGGTGGCGAAACCTGTCCGAGTGAACAAAATCGCGCCCGACCGATTGGAAGCAATATCGCGAAAGCGGATTCTGCTGTCAGCCACCATCTTGGACATTGACACATACCTCAAGTCGCTGGGGCTGGAGAATCACAAAACGCTGTATGTGAAAATCACGCAATCACCCTTCCCGAAGGAGAACTTCAATGTGTATGTCGCGCCCTGCGGGGAGATGTCATACAGCCGAAGGGAGAAGTCCCTGCCTCGTCAAATCAAAGCCATCTCCGCCATCATGGAACGATTCCCGAACAAGCGGGGAGTCATCCTCCCTCACACCCACGCCATTCGCAAGACCATCGTGGAGGGTCTGCAAGCGAGAGGATTGGGCGACCGCATCATCACCCACGACAGCAACGGAATCGGGCGACAACACGCCCTTGACGAGTTCTTTTCATCCAAGCGAGATGACTTGGTGCTTATCTCCACCTATGTGGGCGAGGGCTTTGACTTCAAAGGTCGGCTGGCGGAATGGCTGGTCATCTCCAAAGTCCCGTTCCCGTTCACGCCCGACCCTCAAATCGCACAGCGAATGGAACAGGATGAACACCAATGGCGAAGGGAACACGAAGGCACACCAGCGTGTCCGTATATGCCTCCGAACAAATACAGCGGGAATCTGTGTTCAAACCGCTGGGGATGCAACCAGCCGTGTCAAAATTGGTTCAACCTCCAAGTCGCCCTGCGACTGATTCAAGGGGCAGGGAGAATCAACAGAACGCCCGATGATGTCGGCCACCTGTTCATCTTGGATGGGTCGTTCCAGCGATATTTCAACACGAATGCTCACCTATTCCCTGCGTGGTTTCACAACGCCAAACAGGATGCACCGTCATGGTTGAAAAGACACTTGAAATGACATTGATACAGCGAAGCATTGATAAGGGGGTTTTGCATGGGAGGGTTGAGGCGAACCAATATGTTCCGAGCAGACGCAATCATGGAAGAGATTTTGACCTTGCAGAAGAAACTTGACACTTGCACCCGCAGTCAAGCACACTCCATCTGCAAGAAAATCACGAAACTTGAAGCCGAATACGACCGCTTGACCGCATCCCCATTTGAGATGCTGTTGAAGAAACAAAAGGAGATGAACTGAATGACCGCACCGATTTACATTGAATACGGCGACTGCGACGAGAACCTTGAGAGGTTTGACAGCATCGTGCAAGCAACCAAGCGAGCGAAGGATTTGAAGGCACAGGGACACGCCCGTGTTTGCATTTTCAACGAGAGCGATTCCCACTACACCGATTGGTGTGCAACCGTTGTCATCCGTGAGGATGGTTTGGTTGAACTCAACCACTTCAACGACATGAGCAAATCGCTCTATGAATCCGACTACGCCAACCACATGGCTAAGGCCATTGACTTTGTTATCAATCGGGGGATGAACTGAATGACGAATGAAATCCTAAGACGACAGGCAATCCGCTGGAAGAAGCAAGAGGCGAAGGGCGAGATGCCCTCCGAACTGTATGACGCACTCTCCGAAGGCACAGCCTCCGCGTACGAGAAGCGAATCGTTGTGAACCTCGCCAAAATCTCACGCATCGTGTCCGACACGGGCGCGATTCGCCCGTATTCCGAGTTCAGCAAGGATTGGAACTACGAGGGCTCGGTGTATGGACACACCGACAATTGCGAACTGTGCGGTGCATCCATCAAGGAGAACTGCAAACTCAAGAATGACGACACAGGCGACCAAATCCTCATCGGGAATGTGTGCGTGTATCGCTACATTGAGATTCGTGATTCGCTCGGTCGTGTGCTGTCGGATGAAGAAAAGAAGGAGTTCTTGAAGTCCGAGATGACCGAAGCCAAGAAGGAGTTCCTTCGGGCTGACTTCGCCACGCGATTCCCAACGGCACTTGCTGACCTTCAACGCTGGAAGCCGTTCATGACACGCAAGTGGTCGCCACACGCATCGCTATACCGCACAGTCGTCAAGAGGCTGGCTACACACGGCTATTTGGGTGCGAAGACCATGAAGGCGTGGGAAGACTTCTGCCTCAACGCTGAACAGGAGATGCAAGCATGGGAACGAAGGAACGAATTAGTCGCTCTCCAGCGACACGCTAACCTTGAGGCTGACATTGAACGCAAGAAGGCGTTCCTCGCTCAAATCAACGAGAAGCGAAACCAATTCAACCGTGAGGCTGACGAGTGGCGAGAATCCGTCAAGGACTTGGAACTCAACCGCTGGGAACGGGACATGGTGAGCCGTGTAGCAACCAAAATCAGCACATCGGGCAAGGATTCGTTGGTCGGTGGCTATCTCCGATTCACACAGGAGTGCAAGGCTCGCACCAACATCAACAGCGATGACCTGCCTCCTGTCGCAGTCAAACTCCAAGCCCGTCTTGATGACGGCTCGCTCAACGAGTGGGAACAGTCCTTCGTGGCTTCTGTGATTCCTCGCATCGCTACGGGTCGCTCGCTGTCCAGCAAGCAACAGCAGGTCGTGGACAGGCTCTTGAAGAAGGTGTGAGCATCATGGAACGAGAACCCCACTATCCCAGCCATGTCGTTGCACCAGCATTGGATGGCTCAACGGGCGCGGTCAAGGAAGTCATCCAAGTCATCCAAAACCAAACCTGTCGGAAGTGCGGTGAACAGGGTCAGCACATCGTTGCCTTCGTATTGAAGCCAATAGAGTCCTATCCCAACCATGTCATCTGTCATCAAGGCTGTTCGGCTCATTGGTCAATGCGTGAAATCGGTTTCTTGGACATCGCTGGCTCATCCGAATCGGAGTGAAAAGTGGTCAAAACCATTGATATTCTGCAAAGCATTGATATACCCCCGCTTGCTACCATTGACCATGACCCAAGCACAAAACCATGACGGACACTACCTTGACCTCATCACCCACAAGGGACTTGACCACTTCGTTTGGAAGAACAAGGAACACAAAATTGTCGCTCACGACAAGCACATCGTTGGTCATGTGTTCCAAAGCGGAACGGTCAAAATCCACGCTCGCTCTTGCCGAGCCGTCAAAATGGAACGCCGAGGAACTGCCCCTCGCTGTCAGCGTGAAGGGAATGTGGACTATGTGTTTCACGGCATGACCGTTGCCGAGATTGCACACGAACACTTCCAAGACATCATCAGCGAGAACATGACCGCAGAAGAAGCAATCGGATTCATGGACAAAGAAGCCGTGTGCAATTGTGTTCGCAAGCACTACAACATGGCTTGAGCCCACACCGACTTCATAATGGTGGGGCGACTCCCCACCAGCCATGAGTGAGAGCGAAGCACCCATTGAAGTCCGACAGTCAGCGACATCGGCACAGCGATACGAGGCGACCGTCTGTGGTCGCAACATCAACATGACCTTCCTCTCCGCTGGGAAGGGTCGCATGGACTTCACGGTGGACTTTGATGACAAACCGCTGGGCAAGTTCAACCTGTTGAGCCAGCACTCCATCAGTCGCCTGTCCAAAGCGGTGGGCATTCCCGATTCGGAGAAGGATGACTTCAAGACAGCGATGCTTCAAGTCGGTATCTGCCTTCGTGATGGGAACTTCATCCCCGCGCCCGTTGCTGACAAAATTGAACGAGAGGCGAGCGAATACGAGGGCTTGCCTTCCTCCTTCGGTGTTATTGAGTCCGATACGATGAACCTGTTCCTCCAGCAACCGAATCTGCTTGACCGAATCAACGAGATTCTCCACCAATCGCGCCCGACCCCGTTTGTCGGTGATGATGCGAACCTGCTCTTGACCTTCCTCGTTTTCATGTCGTGCAAGACGGACAACCCACTCAACCTTGAGATGATTGGTGCGTCTTCCAGCGGGAAGACATACATGACGCTCACAGCACGAAACGGGATGCCCAAGTCAATGGTCATGGTCTTGGCTGGTGCATCCAAAGAGGCACTCAAATACGACTACGATGAAGTCAGCGATGAGGGTCATTTCATCGTGAATGTTCACAACCGTTGCATCGTCATCTTGGAGAAGGATGAATCGTTCTCATTCATCAAGCGAATGAAACCGCTGATGTCGGGCGATGATGACGAACTCGTTTGGAAGACCCCAATCAAGAACGAACTGACGGGCGAGATTGAAACACGGGACTTCATCATTCGTGGTCGCCCATCGTTCATCACGCTGACCACACGCAATCCCAGCGAGGCTGAACAAATCACACGGCAATTGCTGATGACACCCGATACGACACCCGACAAAGTGGAGGCTGTGGTGTCCAATTCCCTGCTGGCGAAGGCGCGCCCCGAACTGCTTCAAATCCACCCCGACTTGAAACTGCTTCAAGCATCCATGCTCAACCTCAAGCAACACAAAGTTCGCAACATTTTCGCACCGTTGATGGCCGAGTTCTTCCCATCTCGGAACGCACAGCACCAGCGTGATATTCACAAAGTCCTGTCCATCATTGATGCGGTGGCTCTCATCCACCAGCAACAACGACCGATTCAAACCATCGGGGAAGACGAATACCTGCTGGCTTCGGTGGAAGACAATGTGATTGGGCTGTTGCTGTGCGACCTCGTTCTCCGAGCCAGCCTGTCGGGTGTTCCCGATGATTCGTGGATGGTGTTCCGCCAAATGCAAGAGATGGAAGCCAGCACACGCTCGCTGTCCGAAGACAACATTCTCCAATGGTTGCACATTCACGCCTTCTCCGTGTCCAAGAACGCCCTCCAGCAGAAGCATTTGCCCACGCTGGAGGATGCTGGCCTAATTGAAGTCAAGAGGCGTGGAGGCGGTCGTGGAGGCGGTCGCAAGACATGGGCAATCGTCAAGACGCGTACGGGCTTGATGGAAACCCACGCACTCGCACCACTCTTCGTTGAGTCTGCTCGCAGGGCGATTCCCGATTTGATGAAGGAGTTCAGCGATGTGCTGGAAACCAGCAATCCACCACAGGCTCGTATTCGCCCCAATAAGCAAGACCCGAAACTTCTCCAGCGAATCGGCTGTCCCTCCAAAGCCCAAGCACCGATTTGGTCGGGGCTGATTCTTCCTCACTATCTCACGGAGGGGCGCGAGTCCAGCATGATTTACGACATCGTTGGCGAAACCAAGTTCCGTGATGACCTCTTCAACACCCGATGTGGATGGCTCAACAAAGGACAGGATTCTGCAACCGCTGAACTCCAAAAGAAGCGTGAAGTTCGTGAGAAGGTCAAGGAGGCTGTGCGAACATTTTCGTTGGACAGCGAGGATGATGACGCTTGGGAATCGCTGGCTAATGCCCACCTCTCACACCTTGATGATGGCGACTCCTTTGATAAGGGTGGGGAATGAACGGTGATGACATGGCGAGCAATAAGACCTCCAAGACCAGCACGAAGACGAACCTCCCCCCTATCGCATCCAAGCGATTGAAGCCGTTCATTGAGCGAGGAATCGCGAACGGCATCTTCTCGGATGACTCCAGCGTGGTTGCTATGTTCAAAGCAAAAGCAACCGACCCATCGTTGAAAGAAACCCTTGATTCGCTCGGTGGCTTGAAGTCCGAGATTGGTCAAGCATTCATCACGGACATCGTTCTCACCGACCTCACCAGCATTCTCCGACAGAAGCGATACACGGCTCACATGAAAGTGTGGGACATCTCGCACAACACGGTTGGCGTTGCTTCGGGCAACCCACGCCAAGTCTGCAACATCTTCGGCCAAGTGGTCATGGAAGACGGTGATGAAGTCATGGACTCCGCCATGTTCTCCATGTCCCTGTGGGATGCTGACGCTTCCATCGGTGATGATGTTGAGGCTGACGGTGTGTATGTCGCTTCGGTGTCATGCAAGAACCTCAACAATTCCACCCTTGACCTGCGACCGCTGGCTGGTTTGACGGCATTCAAGCCCGAAGACTACGACCACGAATCCGCCATTGAACTGCTCAAGGACACATACGAAGTCAGCCCCATCGCTGACTTGGAAGACGACATCTCACGGGGTCGCACCGACTACCGTTTGGTTGAGGCAACCGTGTCATTCAGCGGTGTTCAAAACTCCAAGTCGGGCAACCAATTTGGGAAGATGCTCTTGAAGGATGACTCCACGATGACGCTGGAAGCGATTGAATCGGGCGAGAACCTCCTGTTGAACTGCATCTGTTCACCCGAAATCGCGACCCGCTTCGGCAAATACAGCAAAATCCTCGCTCTCATCACCACGAAGGTGCAAGGCGAGTGGGGACTGTCGGCCAACATCGCTGTCGCAATCCCTGTGATTCTCGTTGCACCACCACAGCCCGAAGTCAGTTCCAAAGACGACAAAGAGGATGATGCCTCTTCGTATTTCAAGAACGCAATCTCCCTTGACGATGACGAGGATGATGACGATGCCGAAGAAACTCCACAGGAAGCCCCTGTGAGCGAAGAAACGGCTGAACCCTCCGATGACACCTCCGATGAGGAAGAAGGCGAGGAAGACACCTCCAACGGCTCGGAATCGGCATCTGCTGACGAAGGCTGGGTTGATGGCGACTCCGAAGGCGATGACGAGTGGGGAGATTGGGAATAAGACCGACCACCCCACCATTCCAATTCCAGCCCTTTGATAAGGGTGGGACAATAGGTGATTGACATGGCGAAATCAGCAACCAAGAAGAAGGCAAACTACGCAGACCTCATCGCTTCGTGCGATACGGGTGTCAGCATGGTGAACAACCGAACCAAGCACATGAAACTGCAAGGTTTCAGCGGTGCTGGGAAGACCCACTTTTACCTCACGATGTTCACGGACATGGCGAGTGGGCTCAAGCCCGAAGAAGCCCTTCTGTGCATCATTGACTGCGACCTTGAAGGTCAAGCCGACCTCATCGCTCGCGATTCCATCGTTCCAGCGGAACTACGACCTCGCATTCTGCGAAAGGTCTGCTCTCGCCCCGATGATGTCAATGACATGGTGCTGGCGTTCCTTGACTTGATGATGCAACACAAAGAGGAACACCCCGATGGTGTTCGCATGGTCGTCTTGGAGAACGAGGGTGCATTTTACATGGGCTGTCGCAACCACTACGCTGAATCCGTTCACGGCATGACCGAGGCAGACTTGCTTCTGTCCCGTCAGCAACAGGCACTCCGAGAAGGCAAGAAGACCCTTCCGACCTTTGAAGAGGGGCAGATGCACTCATACAAAGTCATCAACAAACTGTTCTCCACACCATACGAGCGACTCAAGATGGGCGCGGAGATGTGTGGGGCTCACTTCATCGGCACGACCCTCATGAAGACACGAACCGAAGGCTTCGGAACAAACGATGCGAAGGAGATAACCGTGTCTGCTGGGCGACCCGACATGACCGACCCACTCTTTGATTGGATTCTTGAGTTCTCCAGCCAGCAACGAATCAAGGCTGGCGAACTGCAAGTGCGTCATCAAGTGATGGTCAAGAAGTCCCGTTCATGCAAGCCATTCCTGTTGGACAACCCAACGCAAGAACGATTCGCACAAGCGGTTGAAAAGTCGTCTGCTTGATAAACCAACAGCGTGGTGAGTGCAACATGAAAGCCCCGTATCTCTCGGCAACACGGCTCAAAATGGCGAAGGACTGCTCGTTCGCGTACGAGCAACACTACGACCCCAAGAGCGACACTCCGCGCACCTTGAAGAAACTCGCTAACTCACCGTCAAAAACACAGGCGGCGAGAATGGGGAATGTGGTTCACGGTGCGTTGGAGGATTGGCGTATGCCCGATGAAAACGGCAAAGTCCCAGCACCGAAGTTCGGTCGGCTGATGAAACTCTATGACGAGTGGGCATCCAAGCCACAGTTCGCATTGGAATACGAGATGTATGAAGACGGCAAGAACCTCTTGAAGCGATGGTTTGACAGGCGAGGCAAAATGCCGATTCGTGTTGTCGCCACCGAGCAACAAATGGGTCGCCACGATGCACCGTATGTCCTTGACAACGGTGTGCCGATTTTCGGTTTCATTGACCTCATCGTTGAACACAAAGACGGCACGATTGAATTGGTGGACTACAAATCCAATCGCGCCCCGAAGACGCAAGACGAGGCTGACAACGATGTGCAAGCAGGGATTTATCTGTCGTGGGCGAAGGAGAACTTCCCCGACAAACCCCTGCTGTTCTCGTTTGAGATGCTTCGGTTTGGCGTGGTTTCAACCGTGTGGACTGACAAAAAAATTGAGAACTTCAAGGGCTGGCTCAAGACCCAATTCAACATGATTGAATCGCTCACAGAAGGCATCCCATCCATCGGTGATTCGTGTCGCTGGTGTGCATACACCTCCATCTGCCCATCGGCTCAAGACTTGATTCACAAAGGTGCATTTGACTTGGTGGAACATGAGTTCGGCTCGGATGACGAAGCGTTGGATGCTCTCGCCAAAGTCAAGGCTGGGCAGGGAATCCTCAATCGCGTACGCAAGTCCATTGAAGACGACTTCAAGGGGCGACTTGACCCACTCAACATCTCCGAAACGATTCAAACGCAAGGCTGGGAAGTGTCCTTCAACCAGCGTGAGCGAACCGAGTTCATTCCATCGGAAGTGCAACGGCTCGTTCCTCCAGCGGTGTTTGGACAAATGGTGTCGCTCACCAAGACAGCGGTGGACAAAGTGTTGCCGATTCTGCCCGAAGACACGGCTCAAGCCATCAAGGATTCGGCAATCAAGAAGCCATACAACGCATTCACGGTGAAGAAGGCTGACAAGTTCAAAGAGTGAAACCTCCCTGCTTTGAGGGAGAGGGCTCATAAACCTTCATGACCAGCCTCCATCACAATGGGCGAGCCCGAAGACGAAACAAACGATGACGAACTCGTTCCTTCCAGCAAATACGGAACGAGGCGAAAGGGTCGTCTTGGTCGTCATGACGGTCGCAACATCAAGCGTCTGTGGAAGGCGATGATAAAGGCGGGTGCGACCTTCCCCGATGGAACTCCCCTGTCATCAACCGAAGTGTGTCATCTGCCGAATCAGCCGTTCTCCATGAACGCACTCACCAACCACTTGGCGAACAAACCATACCTCTTCTCCGAGCAAGGCAGGGTCAAGGTGCAAACCCTTGACGGTCGCTCATCGTATCAACAATCCACTTGGCTGGCCTATCCCGATGCCTTTGATTGATGTCAAGTTTGACAGATTTTTGGAATCTCAAACCGATTCGGATTCCCATGCTGTTGCGTATTGAGCCCGATAAGCAGGGGTGCTGAACAACAAGTTCGCTGAAACCATTGATATTCCGACACATTGATATACACCCGTGTCGTGCGAAGGGACATGACCGCCCAAAGTCTAACCACGATGCTGACACAAATGATGAACCGCGACCTCGTTGAAGGTGCAACCTTTTGGATTGACCACGACACGCTCTATGCAACGGCATTCCCACAGGGATGCTACAATCATGGAAGCGGAGATGGTCGTGGCTACGATGAAGCCAACCTCTTTGAGATTGAAGACATGGAAGCATTCACCGAATGGGCTGAAAGAACCATCGCAGTCTTGGAAGACGAAGTGTTCGCAGACACCGTTGCTCGCCAAGTGGAAGAAGTCTTCTTCCAATTCCTGTCCAACGAATCGGATGAGATGTTGGAAGACATGGAACGCAAGTTCGCTTGGGATGCAGAACACGCAATCCAGCGAGCATTCAACCGACCCCGTGTTGATGAGCGTCTTGCTTCCTTCGGTGTGAGCCGTGAGCAATACGAAGCCCAATCCCAACACGAATGGGACAACCTCTTTGACGAAACCCCTTCACCCGATTGGATGGAATCAGTCCGTTGGATGAGCCACCCCAAGTGGAACGCTGAATTGGCCTGTTGAGGACAGCCCCTTGATAACGGTGGGGGGCGAAAGCCCCCCTATGAGCGAGGAATTGACTCCGAACAGCGATGTGTCCCGAACCGTCAAAGCACAGTTTGATGCTGGACAGTTCTCCGAATTGATGACCACTTTGGTGATGGATGGAAGCACCCAATCACCTGTGCGTGTTCTGCTCACGGAGGATGGTGTCAGCGTGTGGACTCACGACAACGCCAAGACGATTCAAGCGTTGGTGTCCAATCGCGATATTGACGGCTTGACCGTTGATGAGCCATGCGTCTTGCTGGTTGAGCCCAAGTCATTCTCGGAACTGCTGTCGGCCAAGTTCGGTGGACACACGGTTCGCGTACAGACTGACGCAGGGAAGCCAATCACGATTCGCTCAAAAGACGGCTCACAGGCGGTGTATCACGCCAGCGATGAAGACGACTGCAACATTGTCCCCGACCATTGGGTTCTGCCCGTGAACGACAAAGGAGAGCGTCTATTCCCGATGTTTGACAACCAGCCAGCAACCAGCGTGGTGCAATTGACCCGAAGCGAACTGAATCGGGGCATCACCGACATGAAGGTGGCGAAAGCCCCGTATGCTGTGTTCTCGTTCAACGCCAAGAAGTCCGAATGTCAATCGGGTCATTGGGGCGCGAAGACCAATCGTTCAGCCTCTCCAATCGTGGCGACTCTCACGGGTGAACCTGTGGAAGTCTGCTTCACGAACAACCTCTCCACGATTCTGTCCGTCTTGGATGGCGACCTCATCACGATTCACAAACACAAAGACGGTGGGTTCGCTGTCTTGGAAGGTGCGACCACTACGGTCGTCAGCACCGAAGCAACGAGGGAGGCTTGACCATGCACGACCCAAACGCCAACCGATTCAATTTGAACGAAGCAGAAGAGATGCTGGGCATTGACGAGGAAACGAGAGCGCGGATTCAAACCGTCATCAGCATTGACCTCTTGCTTGCCCACGCTGGAATCACCAAAGACCAAGTGGCGAAGGCATACGCTGAACGAGTCAAGAACGATTTGAAGGACTTGGTTCAAGACCTCAACGGTGTCATCGGAGATGAGTGAGTGAGGCTGTATGCTTCCGTCAGTTCAGCAGTTTGACGAACTGTGCGAGCATCTCGGATTCGGCCATTGTCCCCGTTCCATCGGCAATCCACGACAGGAGTTCGTGCTGGCGAGCGAGAGCGTCTTCCAGCGGTTCAGCAAGTGGGATGGGCAGAAGTCGTGCTTCATCTCCACACAGGGCTACGAGAACCTGCAATACGAGGCTGGTGGAAGGCAAGTCCCCAAGTCCATCATCTATGGCTTGACCTTCTTTGACTTTGACCATGACACCAAGCCCGAAAACGCATTCGCTGATGTCCAGCGGTTGTCCGAGTTTTTGACCAGCATCAAGGTGGCTCATTGGGTGCAATATAGCGGTGCTAAGGGGTATCACCTCCACATCAAGCACATTCCAACACGATTCAAGTTTGACCACCGAGATGGGTCAAGTGAGGCTCTCCGTGAAATTGTTCACCAAGTCCAAGCCCATCTCAAGACCTCGCTGGGATTGAACACCCTTGACGCACAGACGATGGGCGACCCAAAGCGACTGTGCCGATTCCCGTTCACTCGCCATGTGAACCGATTCGGAACTGTCAGCGGTCGTTATGCGACACCTATTGAAGTCAATACGCTGGCGACAGCAGACCACAGCGAGATTGAACGCTCGTCATACCGACCGAGATTTTTCATGCCCACGATTGAGGGCGATGTGCTGACATTGAAGCAATTCATTGACCGCATTGGCGTGGAACTCCACGCGCCCGAAACGAGAATCAAACCAATGATTGACGCTGACTTCGGGTTCACCGATGCGGAGGAATCAACGGCTCGGTTCATCGCCAGCCTTGACTTCAAGTGCATGGGCGTGGTGAACGAACTCAAGCGAAGAAACCCCTCACACAAAGCGAGGGTTCACGCCTGTATGTTCGCCAAGAGCATCGGCTTGAATCAGCAGGGCTTTGAGGCGATATGGATGGAACTCGGAACGAAGGTTGGCTATGTGGATTTACACAACCACGAATACCGCGCCTTCCAAATGGCGAGCATTTTTGACAACGAGAGGATGACCACCCCAGCGAACTGCTCAACGCTCAAGCGTGATGGTTGCTGTGTCGGTGAAGTCTGCCCCAAGTTCGTGGACTCGGAGGCATTCTTTGAAGAGTTCCAAATGCCCCAAAAGCAACGCAGATGGAGGAAGAAGTGATGGCTAAAGAACGCGTACACAGGAAGAAGGATTTGCTCGCAGATGATGACGAAGTGCAACGAAGAGTCCAATCGGGCAATCGTGCCGAGAGGCTGTCGCTGATTCGGATTTGGCTGGAATCGGAGGGATTGACTCCAGCGGATATTGAACCCAATATGGAGTCCAAACCGAATATGCGGTTTGGCTTGGAATCCGTCAAGGAATTGTCGCTGGCTTTGCTGGTTGAAGACCTTGAAAAACTGAAACGGATTGACCACCGTGAACATTGGCTGATGCGTCAATACCTCGCTGAACTTGGGTTTGAAATCGTGCATCTCAACACGGGAAGCGGGGACATGGCGAGTCGCAAGGTCAGCATTGAACGCAAGGAAGACGACCTTCTTCCATCACTCTTTGACCAACGCAGACTGCGACAATTGAGTGCGATGCGTGAGGAAGCCGAACACTCGTTCCTCGTCATCACGAAGGATTGGGAAGACATCAAGGTGGAGGCTGGGAAGAAAGGCATGAGCATTCGCACCCTGCTGGGCTACATCGCCAGCCTGTGTGCTGTCGGCTATCCACCCATATTCATGCCCGACAAATACGATGCAAGCGACCTCATTGAGCGAATCGTGGACAAAATTGAGGATGACAACCACAGGCTATTCGTGGCTCGCCCCAGCAAAGCGAAGCCACAGGCGTATCGCGATGCGTTGATTGAGGGGTTGCCGAAGGTCGGGGCATCCACCCGAAGAAAATTGGTGGCGAAGTTCAAGACGCTGGCGGAATTGACACAGGCCAGCGTTGAGGATTTGATGGAAGTGGATGGTGTCGGCAAGGTGCTTGCTGAACGCATACACTCGGTTTTTCATGCAAAATGAACAAAGCATTGATATAGGGAAGCCGACCGTCTTGACACCATGAGCCAATACATCGGAACACTCCCTGTCCCAACCGCAGATACCCGCCTTGTCATCAAGAAGGGCGTGGATTCCTCTCGCCAGCCAACATACGAACTCCGTCTTGGTGGCGAATGGGATTGGAACTCCTATGTCATCGGAGTCATCGGCAAAGGTGTTCGTGGAAAATCCGCAGTCAGCGGAATCGCCACCTCTCGCATTGACCTGTGGCGAACTCCTTCCGATGTCAAGAAGGGCATCAAGACCCTCGCAGACTTCTCGGCTCTCACCGAAACCCACTTTTATGTTGATGAGAACGACACCGTGTTCATCGGCTCGGAGTTTTGGGCAAAGCCGATTGACCGAGCAACCGACACATACACCAACGCCACACGCGCAGAAGACCTCACCCTCATCTGCTGAACTGTTCATAAAGGTGGGACACGACCCACCGAGCATGGCGAGAATCCTTTGGGGCTCGGAACAACCCACACGACCGACAGGCTACGGTGTTGTCAGCCGTGAAATCATCAGCAGACTCATCAAGACACACGGGCATGAAGTGTTCGTGATGGGCTGGGACTACAACGGAGAACCATTCCCCCACCCCGATGGCTGGACACTCGTTCACGCTGGGCTCAACCGATTCGGTGGCGACCCGCTGAATCCCGCTGACCCGAACTCCCCAACGGTCTTGGATATGCACTTGGCCGAACTCAAGCCCGACCTGTATCTGTCTTTGATTGATTGCTGGTTCATCGGTCATGCTGTCCTTTCAACGAACAGGGCGCGCATTCCATACATCGCCTATACCCCGATTGACGGCTTCCCAATCGCGTACGCTTGGGCGAAAATCTTGGGGAATGTCCACACTCCACTCTTCATGGCTGACTACGGCAAGCAGGTCTTCCAAGACTTCGTGGCCGAATACAACAGCGAGAACGGCACAGCACCGAAGGAGATGCTCTTAGACGACCTTGACCGCTACAACAACGCAGAACTGCCGAGAATCCATCATGGCGTGGATGAGAAGGTCTTCCGACCACGAAGCCTTGCCGAGAAGGAATCAGCACGACAGGCATTGGGAATCACTTGGGACACCGTGTTCCTGTCCGTTGGTCGCAACGGGAACAGGAAGCAAATCCCTCGTCTGCTGGATGCCTTCAAACTCTTCATTGAACGCAATCCCAAAGCCAACGCTGGACTCATCATCCATTGTGGCGACCCGACTGACAACATGAGTCTTGGTGGCTGGAACTTGCCCGAATTGGTCAAGCAGAAGGGCTTGGAGAGCCATGTTCGCTTCTCCGACATGAGTGCTAATCCGCTTCATGGATTGAGCCGTGAAGACCTCTCCACGCTCTATGGCCTGTCCGATGTCCATGTCCTCGCAACAGGAGGCGAAGGATTCGGGATTCCATCGGTGGAAGCCATGTCCTGTGGCGTTCCAATCATCCTCCCCGATAACTCAACCGCGCCCGAACTGATTGGCGAGGATGACGAGAGGGGCTGGCTCGTTCCACTTGCGACCACCATCACGGGTGCGAAGTGGGGCGTGAACATGGGCTTGGTTGATGTTGAAGCACTCGCTGATGCGATTGCAGATGCTCACCATGATGTCAAAGGTCGCAAGGCCAAAGGCAAGAAGGCTCGCCAATTTATTGAGGCGAATATGACATGGGACATCATCGCCCAGCAATTCCACGACCTCATTGAAGCAACGATTGACCGACAAAAACCGCTGGGGATGGAATGATGGCCGAAGACACAGGCAAGAAGCAACGCAAGCGATTCAAACCAGCCAAGACCGAGAAGGTCAAGGCGACCCCGAAGAAGCGTGAGTTCCCGAACAAACCGAAGACCTGTCATCAAATCCACAGGGGCAAGTGCGAGATTCACGACAAGCCATGCAAAATCATCGTGGCTTATCCACGCAAGGACTCAAGGAACGCATGGCGTTCACGGCTGGAGAGGATGGGTGCTGAACGACACGGCAAGGAATCGGAACACCGATGCGTTGAGTGCGAGAACGAGCGTCAAGCCGACTCTCCGTTCAAGGAACTCCATGTGGAAGGATTGGATGCAATTCAGTCAGCCCGCTTGAAGCGAGAATCGGAAGAGTGGACAAGGCGATTTATTGAGGAAGATTCGTCTTGATATGACGAAGCATTGATAAGGGGGAACTCCTTCGTCTGTTCATGACCGCACCAGCGACCACCAACCAATACGCAGACGACACGACCGTTGTTTTCACGACCAACGCTGTTTTACCAGCCGATGTTGCAGAAGCATACATGGACTATCAAGCCCGTGTTCGTGCTGAAACCGCACCTTCGCCAACCAGCACCTTCGCCAAGACCCACGAATTGTCCTTCTCGGCAACCGTTGAGGAAGTCGCAGAAGCATACACCGCTGGCTACGAGCAAGCCCACCGAGCAATCGTGAACGGATGCAACCCACAGTCGTGGAACGCAATCGGCACTCGCTCAATCACGGGCATCCGATTCCCTTCCAAAGCCATGTGCGTCAAGGCGTTCCAAGCGGGCATCCAAGCCCGCATGAATGCTGACCAAGTGGCTTGGTTTTGAGCCTGTCTTCATAACGGTGGGGCGACCCAGCCCTGTTCATGCTGTGGGCAGAATCATACAGACCAGCCACGCTGGATGATGTGATTGGACAACCACACATCACGAAGCGACTCGCGTACATGGTGGACATTCTTCACCAGCAGGGTGGCGATGGTGGATTCCCACATCTCATGTTCATCGGCAAGGCTGGAACGGGCAAGACCTCGCTGGCGATGGCGTTGATGAAGACGATGTTCGGTGATGATTGGGATGCGAACTTCGTGGAGATGAACGCCAGCGATGAGCGAAGCATCTCGGTCGTGAGAACCAAAGTCAAGGAGTTCGCAAGGCGAGGCGTGATTGGCTCATACAAAGCACCCAACGGGGAAGTCCGAAGCATCCCGTTCAATGTCGTGTTCCTTGACGAATGCGACCAATTGACACCCGATGCACAGGGCGCGTTGAGGCGAATCATGGAACAATACGCCAAGACCACGCGATTCATCCTGTCGTGCAATTATCCGCACCGCATCATAGACCCGATTAAAGACCGCTGTGCGTTCTCCGACACCCGATTCCGACCGATACCCCCAGCGACTACAAAGGAGGCTCTCCAGCGTGTCGTGGGGCGTGAAAAACTGACCATCACCGATGAGGCTGTGGAACTGATTGCCGAGATGTGCAACGGCTCTATGAGGAAGGCTCTCAACACGCTGTTCGCAACGACCCGTGTTCCCGATGAGGCGACCGTTGATGATGTCCGAGATGTGATTGCCGAGATGAGCCCGAAGGCTCGTACGCGATTGCTGGCGACCGCTTTTCAATTGGGGCAGACCGATGATGTTGAGCAATACGCCAAACTGTGTCAGCGGATTGACAAACAGGTTGAATCGTTGGCGGAACGAGGTTTCAGCGGAACGGATATTTTGGAATCCGTGTTCAAATCCACTTCGGAAGACGAGCGAATGCCTGTGGCTGTCAAGAGGCAGATATTCGGCTCAATAGGGGATGCCCTGTATCACGCATCCATCGCTCAAGACGACATTCTTGTAGTCAAGTCATGGTTGAGGAAAATCGGTGAGGGTCATGGTGGCTAAGGACAACGACCGCATCGCTGGCGACAACGATGAAATCCTCGCCCTCATCCGTGAACGGCTGGACATCGGGCTCAAGACATACGGGCATGGAATCAATGTCCATGACGACACACGGGAATGGGGAACGAAGGAGAACTCATGGGTTGAGATGGGGCTGGAAGAGATGCTTGACCTCGCCCTGTATCTCGGTGCATCGTGCATACGCATCCGACACATTGAGGCGGAATGCGAGGCGATTCGTGAGGAACTCAAAGCCAAGCGGAAGGAACTCAACGAGCGTGAAGTCAAGGTGTCGGTCAAGGAGAAGCGTCTTGCTGATAAGGGTGGGGACAATTGGTGGAAACGATGGCGTGGAAACCGTTCTTAATTGTCGCTGTGGAATATCACGAAGACCGCGATTTGACGGTTAGGCTACGGGTGAAGTCGCTGGATGGCGACTCGTTGGTGCTGAATGTTGGAGGCTGTGTGCCTCGCTTTTGGACTGAAAAAGACCCCAGCAAACTGCGTCTGCCGAAGGGAATCAAGTTCAAGGCATCCGACTACACCTCCATTGAGGGCGCGCCCCTGTGGGAAGTGCGAGCCAAACTTCCATCGGAACTCCGTGAGATTCGTGAGGTTCTGTTCCCATCGTATTGCGCCGATGTTCCCTTCGCCAATTTGGTTCGCTGGATTTACGATTGGACTGCGGTTATTGAAGTCAATACCGATGTTCTGCACCAGCCACAGATTCGCCCGATTCACATTCGCCCCAGCGATGAAGACCCAGCGAACTTCAAACTCAATCCGCTTTATTTTGACATTGAAACCGCTGATTCGCTGGACACCGAGAACACGCCCGAACGCGTGGTGTCCATCGCCATCTATGACCAACGCACAGATACCCACGAATGTGCGACAATTCGCCATACGAGCGAGCGACAGGTCAAGCGGTTCTTATCCAGCCAAGAGGCGTTGCACAGCGTTGTTGAGCATGAGAACGACATTCCACCGCTGAACTCCGACCGCATCAAAGTCTTCAACATTGAAGGCGATGACGATGACGAGCGAGAGGCTGGATTGCTGTGGTGGTTTCATCACAGGCTTGAACACTACGACCCCGACCTCATCGCTGGGCAGAACATCATTGACTACGACATACCGTATCTCCGAAACCGTTGCCGAATCCAACGCAACAACATGGAACGGCTTCACATGGGCAGTCCACCCGTGTGGGCGACCTATCCGAAACTGTTCCGAAAGAGGCGTGGATTGATGCCTCCGTTTGACACGAAAAAGGTGTATGCCGAGCAAGTTCAAGGCTCGGCGGCGACTACGGGGCAAGCGAGTCTTGGATGGATGGGGGCGACCACGCTGGGCTACGGCAAAGTTCCACGCACCTCAATCAAGGAGATGATGGACAGCGACCCGCTGATGCTGGTCATTTACAACATTTGGGACAATGTGGTGGCTCATCGTTGCATGGACACGCTGGACTTGGTGGCGTTTTATCAAGCGAAGGTGGCGTTTCACAATTCCACGATTCACCACGCTCACAGCAACATGATGCTCATTGAGGACATGATGGGACACCTGCTCAAAGAACGCAAGGTCGTGATGCCCTCGCTGGACACCGTGAGGGCGCGATTGACGGGCGAAGGGATTGAGCAAGGTGGATTCGTGATGGAAGCACCATCGGGCATTTGGAGGAACGCTATTGAATTGGATAACTCAATGGAATACCCCAGCGTCATCATCTCATGCAACGCAGACCTGTCCACGAAGGTTCGTGAGGAAGACTATCCCGATGGCTTCCCATTCCCTGTGGCTCGCACTCCAGCGGGTCGCATTTACCGACAGGACATTGAGGGACTGATGCCCGCGTTCCTTCGCAGACTCGCCAGCGAGCGTGAGATTCTGCGAGCCAACATGAGCGAAGCCGAAGACAAAGGCGACCACGCTCTTGCTGACAAACTCAACAAAAAGCAACGGGTCATGAAGGAGAACATGAACTCTTGGTATGGTGTGCTGGGTTCGGGCAGAACCGAGAAGACAGCCCAACGACCGTTCCGCATGACCGACCCCGAAATCGGCTCGGACATCACCGAGATTGCGAGGCTACACAACGATTGGAACAAACAGATGATTGAGAAGACAACCATGTGGTTTCACGATGACGGAGTGTTCCCCGAACCATTGATACCCCATAACATTGATAAACCGTCAGCCCCCCGTGTATCGGAGTCCGAGTCGGGCGGGTGGCTGGAACTCCGCTTCCGTGTGCTGTATCAAGACACCGATTCGTGTAAAATGTGCATAGAGAATCATGACGAGGCTGAACAGGCCATCCGACCATTCACCGAACAGGACATCTATTCCATCGGCAATATGCTGACGGTGATGCTCAACGATTCGTTCCATGAGTTCGTGCAGACGACCATCGGCATCCCACGAAACGAGTTCTTCAAGGTCAAGCCCGATGCCTATTATTCTCGCTATTTTCAATGGGGAGTCAAGAAGCGATACGCGTACATGGACTTCAACGGGAAGAAGGGCTATCGTGGCGTGGAGATGCGAAGAAGTTCCTCCCCTCAAATCGTAAAAGACGCACAGCAAGCCATTTTTGACAGCATCCTCAACGGGTGTTCCAAGACCGAATTGAACTCAATTATCCGCGATATTGAAGCCAATATGCTGGATGAAACCAAGACTCCAGCGTTGAACTTCGGTCAGCCAATGGGAATCAAGAAAGAAGGAACGATGGCTCACAAATCAGCGATGTGGACAAACACCAATCTCGGAACTCAATTCGCTTTGGGCGATAAGCCGATGTTGTTCATCGCATCCAACACACCCGCTGGAACGCCCTCAAACCGTGTCGTTGCTGTGGAGTGGGGAGATGACCCAGCAAGTCTTGGCGTAGTCGTGGACAGGAAGGCAAGCATCACGAAGTTCTTCAACGATTCAAACTCGTTCTCGCAGATATTGGGGGCGATGGGGACATCGTGGGAACAGGCGATTCTCGGCATCGGCAAGACCTCAATGGGTGATTGGTTCAAATGACGCGCCCCAGCGACTACACGAAGGCGTGGAGGATTCTCCGCACGAACTGTGGCTTGAGCCACTATCAAGTGCGAGCGATATTCAGCGAGCATCTCGGAGGGCTCGGTGTCCATAAGAACCTCGCTGGTCGTGAACTTCGCAGGGAAGAAGCCCTGTGGGAACAGGAAGCCGAAGCATTCGCTTTGATGCTGAATGACCCCGACCCCACCAAGTTCGCTGACAGGCTGTATCAAGCCGTGTGGGAAGGTGATGAACCCCAATTGGCGTATGTGCTGGTTCGGCTGGTGGAGAAGCGTGTCCGAGAATGGAATGGCTGGGGCGAGGAAGAACGCCAGCGAATCAAGGAACGGGTGCTTCGGAGGCTGTCGCGATACGAGAAGCGAACAGGGCTTCAAGCGTGGACTGACCGCCACTTGCTGACCTATCTCCACATCAACGATGTCCACTTTGAATCATGACCACTCAAATATCAATGGTTGAGATTTGTAAGTGGAAAGGTATATATGCAACCGCTGTATCACAATGGTTTGTCGGACTACGAGCCGACACCCAAACCGAAACACAGGAGATGAAAAATATGGGAATGATTGAGAATATGCGAGATGCCGTTGAAATCAACGGTGGCCGATTGAGCGAAGAACGATACCTTGAGGAAGTGCTACGACTGACCGAGAGCGAAGGGGGTTCAACCACCATCGCTTCCTTGAAGTCCAATGCTTTCAACAGCAAGCGAATGGAATCAGCGGGAATCACCCGTGTGTCCATCGGTGCTGACAAAATGGTGTGGACTGTGAGCCTTGCAGAAGACATGATGAACGGCAACACCAGCACCCTTCAAACGAACTTCGTTCAGCGCGACACCAGCCAAGACTTCAACACGGATGAAGGATGCTTCTATGGCGTTCCACGACGCTCGCCATCGGACTATCCCGACTTCCTCCAGCAATACATCATCCCACGCGGAACTCTCCAATACGAAGAGTCCGACCGCAACGAGATGCGTCTGTTTGCTGTTGCATTCAAGAACGGCTGGAATGTCGCCATTGACGGTGCAAAGGGCTGTGGGAAGACGATGGGCATTCGTGCCTTCGCTTCCGAAGTCGGTATGCCTGTCCTTCGTGTGAACTGTTCCGAAGGCTTCACCGAAGAGTCCTTCATCGGCTACAACACGCTCAAGAACGGTGAGATGACTTGGATTGACGGGATGCTTCCAATCGCCATGCGATACGGTTGCCTTCTCATCTTTGACGAGTTCCGTTCCGCACGACCCGAAATCATGACCGCATGGAACGCTGTCGGTGATTCGGGACAATTGCTCTTGACGGACAACAACAACGAAGTCGTGTCGGCTCACGCTGACTTCCGCACCTTCGCCACCATGAACCCGCTTGATGGGTATTCGGGTGGACAGGACATCAACCAAGCAACCCTTGACCGCTTTGACCTCAACATGAAGGTGGACTACCTTCCCGAAGAGAAGGAAATCAAGGTCATCTGTCAGCAGTCGGGCGTGAACAACATCGCCCTCGCTCGCCAATTGGTGTCCTTCTCCAACGACCTCCGCCGAATGAAGAAGGAAGGCACTCTTGAGTCCGACACCAGCACTCGTATGCTGGTTGCGATGATGGAAGCCAGCCTTGACTTCAACATGACCGAGATGGTTGAGTTCGTGATGCTTGGTCGCTATCAGCCCCATGAGATTGATGAAATCAAGGCTGTGGCTCGCGCTCGCTTGAGCGATTATTGAGGCTCACACACGCTGGGAGATTGGGTCGGGCTGGGGGGTTCTCCCAGCGGGGTGTTTCTGCCCCCCAGCCCACACCCTGTCCATCCCTGTGCTTGATAACGGTGGGGGCTGAACTCCAGCCCATGTCCTCCGTTGAAGACCTCATCAGCAAGCAAGCCGACCAAATCCGTGAACTCCAATCCAAAGTGGAACGCCTTGAGCGAATCATTGACGGATTCGGTGAGATGTTGCGACCTTCTCCGAAGGAAAACAACGCACGACTGACCCGATGGATGAACGACTGATGTTGATTGGTGCGAAGAGGAACTTCTCGCCCATCAAAGCATGGTTTGAGGCATTCCAACACGGCAAGCCATCGCAATACCCACTCATCGTGGTGGGCGATGCTGGCGTGGGGAAGACGACCGTTGTGAAGCACTACGCGACCGCGAACGGATTTGATGTCATCTCCAGCGAGGGCGGTGAATCGCGTACGGCTTCGGACTTGAAGCGTCTGTTCAGCGATGCGAGGATGCCGACTTTCTTTGGACAACGCAGGGCTGTCATCCTTGAGGATGCCGACCTGCTGGGGAAGAAGGAATGGAAGGAGGTTGCCGAGCCGATTGGAAGCAAGGCATTCCCGTTGGTCATTATCGCGCCCAGCGTGTCGTCTGTGGCGTGGAATTATCGCAGGGGTGCATTGGTGCATCACCTTCCGAATCCTTCGCACAGCGACCTCACAGCGTATCTCACGGGGATTGCTGACGATTCCGACCCAGCCCACTTGGATTGGATTGCATCCAACGCATCCACATGGCGACAGGCTGAACACCTTCTCCGAACCACGCCCGTTGGATTCCAAGACGAGATTGGAGATTGGAAGCCCAGCCGACACGGACACGATGAAGTCGTGGCGTTGCTCGCTGGAGATGGTGGCGAATCATTCTCATCCCATCCACTCGCTGTGATTTCATGTGCCGAGTTCAACGGGTGCGACCCCGATGTTGTGTTGAAGGCGATGGATTTGCACAGCAAGTCTTGGTCAGCCGACCTATTGAGTCCGATAAGCCGAGCATACATCTCCACGATGCGAACCCAAACGCAGAACCGACCGCCATTCCGTCAGCGTCAAGCCCAAACCCGATTCCTCAACAAATGACTCAACCATCAATGGTTCAGTTCCATAAGTGGAAGTGTTTATATGGTGCAACGGGCTGGGAGGGGTATGAGCCGAGCAATATCGCCACGACTACGAGCCCAAGCCCGTGTCCGAACCTTGACCCGTGTAGCCCGTGTGCTATCGGGCGAATTGGAGAAGGTTGGAACGCCTGTCAAGCAAGTCATCCTGTGTCCACAGGGTCGTGCTTGCACAGACGGACAACGAGTGTGGATTCCCGAAACCATGAGCGAAGACCCACGACAGAACTTGATGATGCAAGAAGCCATCCTCGCACATGAGGCGGCGGGTCATCTCCGCTACACCGACTTCGGTGCATGGAAGCGTGTTGGCGACAAAATCAAGGCTGGCGAGGAAGACCGCTTGCTTCACGACTTCGTGAACATTCTTGAGGATGCCCGTGTGAACCACTTGCTCGCACAGGACTTCGCTGGAAGCGGGAAGCGTCTTGACGCAACCCAAGAGATTTTCATGGTCAAGCACCGTGAGATGTGGGCAACCAAAACCATTGACGAGTCCAACGCTGGTCGTGCTTCCATCGTAGCCATGATGACCGAAGCCATCAGCCGTGAAGCACACTTCTTCCCTCACTCCCCATTGGTCTGCGACTACATGGATGAGGTTCGCACTCACATGGTCAATGCTATCAGCCAACCAACGACCGATTCGGTCATCAAGTCAGCCAAGAAGGTCTTGGCCGTGTTCCGTGAACACTTCCCAGCAACCGCTGGTGATGACGACATGACGGGCATCCCACAGGGCGAAGACGGTGAAGGCATGATGATGGATGACATGAGCCCCGAAGAGATTGAACGCATGGCTCAAGAGCAGAAGAAGCGAGAGGCGAAGGTGGAAGAAGCACCTCGCCAACGATTCAAGGAACTCAAGGAACAGGCCGAGAAAATGGCTCAAGAGTCCAAGAAGGCACAGGAAGACGCACAGAACGCACAGGAGAGCGAAGAAAACGCTGGGGAGGGTCAAGACACCACCGAAGGCGAGGAAGACGCTGGAGAGGGCGAGAACGGCCAAAACAGCGATGCTGGCGATGACGCTGGTGCTGGCGATTCCTTCGTTGAAGACGAGGATGGCGACATTGAAGGCGAGATTGAGGGCGAGGGAAGCGATGGTGAAGGCATGGACATCAACATGGACATGGACACCGATGGCGACTCCGATTCCGATTGCGACAACGGCTCTCCTTCCGATGCTGACGCTGACGCTGACGCTCAAGAGGGCGATGCTCAAGACGGCACTCCACAGAACTCCGATGAAGGTGGCGAGCATGAAGGCGAAACCCCATACGATGACGACTTGGGTGTTGAACTCCAAGACCTCCTTGAAGCCGAAGAACTTGAAGCACTCAAGTCCGAAGCACAGGAGGCTGGCGAATTGGATGCAGTCAGTTCCGCAGACATTGAAGGCTCATACGATGAGAATGACCGATACAGCCTCGTCAAAGTCATCGGTGCTTCCGAGTTCATGGCTGAATATGAAGAACGCAACATCGCTACATACAACATTCACTACGATGTGGTCAAGGGACAGAACCGAGCCCAAATCACCACCATGAGCAACCAAATGAAGAGGCTCTTGAAAGACCCACAGGGCAAGTGGGAACGAGCAACCAAGAAGGGTCGCATTGACTCTCGCAGACTCTCATACAGCCAAACCAGCAACCGTGTCTTCCGCAAGCGAAACGAAGAGTCCGATGCACAGGTGAACGCACTCATCCTCATTGACGCAAGCGGTTCAATGAGTGGACACCGCGCACAGATGGCTTCGGAGGCTGGCGTGGTCTTGACCGAAGTGATGGATTCAATCGGCTGGAATGTTGAAGTCGTGGACTTCCACTCTTCCTTCTCCGACACCACCATCCGTGTTCGCAAGCCAATGATGTCCCCCATCAACCAATTCAGCAAGTCGGCAATCGCTATGCCGTTCACGGGTTCATCCAACGGTGATGGCTACGCTGTTGAGTGGTGCTTGAACCGCTTGATGCAATTCAACGGCAAGAAGGTGCTGTTCGTCATCTCCGATGGACAACCAAGTGGGGCTCACCCAGCCGACATGAACGAGGAAGAACACTTGCTCAAGGTCGTTGCAGAAGCACCAAAGGAAGTCGGTCTGTTCTCCATCGGCATTGACGGCATGGACACCAGCAAGTTCTATCCTCACTCCGCATCCTGTGATGCAAGCGACTTGGCGAAGGCTGTGTTGCCTGTGTTCAAGCAAATGGTTCGCGCCATGCGATGAGGTGAGATGATGAAGCGAAAAGTGTTGATTCCGATTGGCGATGACGATGAGAACTCCACCGAGCATTCCCTGTTCGGAGGCGTTCACTCAAGTCTGCTGGGCTGGAATGTGGATGATTCTCATTGGAGAGCCACGCAAGCATCGCTGTCCCATCGCGTACAGATGGGGGCTTTCACCGAGATGACCCGACTGATGACTGACCAACGAACCGCACGACCCGATGGTGAAATCACGCTGGAGGATTTTGGTCGGGCTGTCAAGGTCGTGGATGACACATACGATGATGTCCGAGAAGCAAAGGGTCGGGTTGAGAACACGGACTGTGAACTGACCTTCACTTCACCACAGCAGATGCTTGAGGCTGACAGTCAGCGAGGCTATCCCAACGCCCCTTCATTCAGCGACCCAACCAATTTGGGTGAGGCTAACCAATATCCGTTTGACTTCGGCTGTCCCGTCTTCGTTGTGAGGCAGGGGTGGGGAACTCCCTTCCCCGTGTTCTCCGAGTTTCAATATCTCGTTGAAGCCAACACAGCATTCAATGACGACCGTAGTGGTGCGTATTCGTGGGTCGGCAATCGCATCAAGAGCCTTCGGACTATGCCCACCGACCAATACGGCCACATCAATGCAATTGATGTGCCGATGGTGCTGATTCCACTCCCCGACCATGAACCGTATCTCGTTGGGAAGGTCGCCATGTTGAACACGAATCGCTTCTCGGTCGTGGGCAACATCGCTGACCCGATTCGCACAGGAGTGAACGCTGGGAAGCCCCTTATTCGCCCCGATATATCGTTTGATGTGTTCCGCTGGCTTCGCCAAAACTATCAGCCACAACACCCACAGGAAACGGCTTGGACTGACATTCGCATCATGGCGTTGGAGAAGACGCTCAACGGCTTCATTCGCTCGGATGGAGAGCGACTCAATGACTACATCAACAATGCTGGCTATCTCCAATCGTCAGCCATGCTGTTGAAGCACCTGTCAGCCGTGAACGCGCTGGCGGAGGAAAACACCGAAACGCCTGTCGTGCAAGAGCGAGTGGGGGACTTCATCCCGTCTTGGAAGGATAAGCGAAAGCCCATCCTCATTGACCGAGCATTCCCCCAATACCCCGTCTTCCATGACGAGATTCGCTGTGCTGGATGCAACGGCAGGGTGCTGATGAAACTCCCTGCTGGGAACACCCTCTCATCGCTTCCATGCCCACACGATTCGTGCGAAAGCACCCTCCAATTCACCCACCTTCTCGGCAACCAAAACGGTCAAAAAGGTGGGACTGAAAATGAAATTGCGAAGTGATTGACATGGCGAAGAAAATCCCCAAGAGTTTGAAGCGAAGCATCGTGAAGGCGTTGCTGAATGAAGAAGAATTGACACCAGCACAGGTCAGCGAGCGAGTGAACGCTGACCCCGAACTGCCCGAAAACTATCGGAAGACTCCGAAGCAGATGGCGTTTGTGATGAACCAAGTGGTCAAAGAACTGAATGGCGTTGAGATGGTCGTGCTGTCCCGAAACGGTGTCAGCCATCATGGGAACGAGCGATTCCGAAAGGCGTATCGTGCAACATACGAAACGCTGGATGAAGCCGATGAGGAACTCGGTGTCATCAACAAACCCACCAAGCGACTCAAGCAAATCACGGTGAACCTTCCCGATGATTGCGTCGCGTACATCAAGGCATGGCGTGAGGCTGGTGTGAGTGCTGGTCGTGCGGTTGAGAACTTGATTCGTGCTGACATGGAAGCCAACGGTTTGCCCGATTCCTCCGCAGACGAAGTTTGACTTTCGTGATAAGCCCTCTTCCGCAGGGCTTGGATTTTGAGATTTTATTGAGTTCAATATCAGCGTGAGCAAGGCGAATCGGATTCGTGCAAATCGCGACCAAAACCGATGACGGCTCGGCTTCGGGCGCGGTTGCCCAACGCAGACAAAGTGGTAGCATATAAAACTTATTGATAGCCACCAAATGTTGATAAAATCCAAACATTGATAAGGTGTCGTGTGCTGGGGATAATCATGCCGACACACACGCATACCGAGATGAGCCGAACAGGATTGCACAAGAAGACCAAATATCACACGGGTCGCACGAATGACGATTCGTTGGGATTGAACAGCAACCCATATCACATCACCAACATCAGCGAATCCTTCCGAGTCGCTATCCAGCGAGATGAGGATGGAGTCCTTTGGTCAATCAAGGTGATGTCGCAACCTTACGGCTGGAACTCATGCTCTCTATGTGGCGACAGCACTCATCAACGACCCAGCAAAACGGGCGGTCGCTGGCTGACTCACGGAGAGGATTGCACCCTGTTCAACGAGCGTGGATTCTCCCTGCCCACAGGATTCGTGTCCCTCGCCAATGCGAAGGAGTTCGTTCCAACCATCGCCAAAATCCACACGACCGTTGTTGTCCAGCACGAAGTCGTCTTTGAGGGTTCACGCGTTTGTTGAGCCCACCATGCGACCCTGCTGGGTCTTTGATAAGGGTGGGGGGCAAGAGCCCTCTCCATGACGAGATTCAAGGTCGTAGTGGACTTGGGGGATGCTGGAGTCATCTCCGAAGAAGCAAGTGGGAATGTGAGCAACGCACTCAAGATGGCGTATGAAAAATGCAAGGAGAAGCGAACCAATCCCATCAGCGTCAGCGTAGTTCAAATCGCGGAGGCTGATTCGGGAAATTGGAAGCCCTCCATTCCATCTCGCTCGTAAGCGTAGCGGGTGGGGGGCGAACAGGTCGCCTTCACTTGATGCAAGGCATCGGCACATCAACGATGTGTGGTCGTTCCACAGAAGAAGCAATCATCCACGATGGCGAATGGGTTGATGAGGTTCTCACCAACCTTGACGACAAATCCACCAGCGTGTGTGCGAAGTGTCGCGCTTGCTGGGACAAAGCAAATCGCCCAAACCGAGATTAACCGAGAGGGTTGATTCCATGTCATGTCAGCGGAGGAAGCGGAGATGAAGCCCGAACTCAAATGGGTCGTGGCTGGAAGCAAAGGGATGGAACTTCACGCACATCGGTGCGACAACGATGAGAAGGTCATCAGCATCACCACAGGCAACACCACATGGGCATTCACCTTCGTTGGTGTTGAAGGTGCTGGGAAGGTTCGCATCGGTGCTGGGTGCAATTTCAATCCACTTCAAATGGTGGAATCGCTGTGGTCAATGCTCATGTCGCATGAGCCCGATGAAGCCATCCACATCTCGCTGGATGACTTGGATTTGAGCGACATGAACATGAACGCATTCAACAAAGAATTGAGGGAGGATTGGACTTGATTGCATGGGCATCTAAGGTCAAACTTCTCAACGATTCGGTCGTCATGCTCGTATTCAATGAACGACTCAAAGCCGTTGGCTCAATGATTGAGCAGGGCAACGATTGGCTGGTTCAAAATGGCGACCTCGTTCCATTTCAAATCAAGGCAGATGGCTGTCCCGACCCGATGGATTTCATGTTCAAACTGACATCGCCACGCAACGAGGATATTGAAACCGATAAGCCGTTGATGGAGTTCACGGCTGGTTCGGGTGAACGCTGGGAAGTTTGGGAAGTGAAGTGATGGGTCGCGAGCAAGAACTCCGAGATTGGTTGGCGACCAACGCGCCCGATGTCGTGGTGCGAAAGAACACGACATACAGGGAACTCGCTCGGCTGGTGCAACAGCAATCGGGCGGTGTCCCCATCGTCTTGGGCGACCTTGATGACGAGTTCCGCGACCCGCGTACAACCACGACAACGACCACTACAACGACCGCCACAGGCACAGGAACAGCCGACTTGGAGATTGGGAATGTGAACACCGTTTCGGCTTCTGCTGGTGCGTCAGCGACCATCACGACAGCGACCGATGGAACTCGCAAACTCAACCTCAACATTCCGAGAGGCGACACGGGCGCGTCGGGTGCAAACGGAAGCGATGGTGCGAATGGGACTAACGGTGCTGACGGACAAGACGGTGCAGACGGTTCGCCAGCGACCATCACAATCGGGACAGTTTCAACGGGCTCGGCTGGGTCAAGTGCAACGGTCAGCAACAGCGGGACTTCATCTGCTGTGGTGCTGGACTTCACGATTCCAGCAGGGGCTACGGGTGCGACAGGTGCGACAGGTGCGACAGGTGCAACGGGTTCTGCTGGTGCAGACGGGGCAGACGGGGCTGATGGTGCAGACGGCACATCGGCAACCATCGCAGTCGGAACGGTGTCCACAGGGTCAGCAGGTTCGTCAGCAACGGTTGTCAATTCGGGAACTGCGAGTTCCGCTGTCTTTGACTTCACGATTCCGAGAGGTGCAGACGGCACGAATGGAACGAATGGAACAAACGGGGTTGATGGTGCAGATGGGGCAGATGGGGCAGACGGGGTTTCACCGACTGTGGCTGTTGGAACAGTCAGCACAGGGTCAGCGGGGAGTTCTGCGACCGTTGTGAACAGCGGAACATCGTCAGCGGTCGTCTTGGATTTCACCATCCCAAGAGGCGACACGGGCGCGACAGGTGCTACGGGTGCAACAGGCTCGGCTGGTGCTGATGGTGCTGATGGGGCAACCCCAACCATCACAATCGGGACAGTCAGCACAGGTGTGGCTGGGTCGTCTGCGACAGTCAGCAATTCGGGAACGCCCACAGCGGTCGTGCTGGACTTCGCGATTCCAGCGGGGGCAGATGGGGCAGATGGGGCTGATGGAACTGATGGGGCTGACGGCAACACGATTGACATTTCAGCCCTCCCAGCGAACACGGCAATCGCTGATGCCGACCTTCTTCTGCTTGATGACGGGGCTAACGGCACGAACCGAAAAATCACCTTCACAGCAGTCAAGAATTGGATAAAAGGCTACGGTGTGAAACACGCTGACCAATTCGGGAACGCTGGAATTGAGGGCGGTGTGAACGAACTTCGGATTCGGGATTCACGCTATGATGGCGATGTTCACCCCAACGAGTTCCCCGACAAAACCGTGTCATTTGATTTCACAGACGACATCACAGGTTCACCAAACTCTTGGGATGCAGTCATCACGATGAAGGGCTGGTCGGACAATTATCGGGCATATCAAATATGGTCGTCTGCGTCTTCGGGTGGGCAGTCTGTGGATGAAGTTCCGCTATTCTTCCGTAGTGGCGAGGAAGATGTGCAAGACGGCTGGGGTCAAACGAAGGAGATTCTCACTTTCGCTGGAACAGCCCCACGCGTTGATGGTGCTACGGGACAAATCCTCCAAACCGATGGTGCTGGAACTTTGTCTTGGGTTGATTTGCCCGCAGGTAGCGGTGGAACACCAGCGGGCGTATTGGGCTCAATACAGTTCAACGATGGTGCTGGTGGATTCGCCAGCGATGATGCGAACTTGCTTTGGGATGATGCGAACAACCGATTGGGCGTTGGGACAAACTCGCCAAGCGAAACGCTTCATGTCAAAGGGAATCTGCTGGTTGAAGACCCGTCATCAACAGGGTCATCCGACCATTTGCTTGAAGTCAAATCGGGTTCATCAGCAACCCCCGACAACGCTCGCATTCTCGTTTCAGCAGACACCGATGCAAAATTGCCGATGTTCAACCTGCGTGATGTGGAGGCGAATGGCGGGACATTTAGCCCGAATTATTCGGCTTATCTTGCCCTTGACCGAGCAACGCCTGTCGTATCGGGTTCGGCTCAAAATGACCTGTTGATTGCTAACGGGAACTACAACAAAGACATTCACCTTTGCACAAACAATGCAGGGGATGGTTCGGGCGTGGAGGCTCGCTTAACGATTGCCTCGGATGGCGATGTTGGGATTGGAACAACAGCACCCGACAACCCACTCCATGTGGTCGGGGCGGGCGACTTCCCCTTCCGTGTTCAAGCAGACGAAGGCAACCTTCGGATGAACAAATACGGCCACCTTCACATTCAAAACGACAACACATCACCACCCTCCGCAAGCACAATTGACAGTCCCTTATGGTCTGTCGGCCAGCGTGATGGCGGTCAATTGGACATCGCCTTCGGCTCGCTCGCAACGCAATTGGTGTCAGCCAACGACAAACTGCTGGAACTCAAGCGGGATGCGAACTCGGCAACAGGGGCGAAGCAGATTGGCTTCTTGGGGGCAACAGCGGTCAGCCAGCAGTCTGCCTCATTCTTTGACCACACGGGCGCGTACACAGCCCCAGCACCTCCACCACCACCGATGCCTCCGTCAGCCGACCCAACCTTTGACGCTGAACTTGATGCTCGGTTCATCGCGATTGAGCAGTCCATCGGTGAAATCATCACGGCTCTCAAGAACTTCGGCTTGCTGTCGTGATGCGAGGAATCGCCACCATCGCTGGCGTATCAATGGAAACGCTTATCAATTGATTCGGGTTGCGGTCGCTCATGGCCGAACTGCTATACGAGATACAGACTGACAAAACGATTGAGCGAGTGTTCCGAGAGCGTGGTGTGCGATTCCATTATGTCGCCACCGAAGCGTGTGAACTGTTGATTGCCGATGAAGAGTTCATGGGCTTCCCGACAGGTATATGACACAGGGCTCAACGACTCTCATCATGGCTTCCGACATCACTCTTCCACCTAAGTGCAGGTGGGTTGCGAGTGGGAAGAATCCGACAGCATACATCATGAATCAATACGACCAATGCGTGTGTCAAATCTGCCTCAAGCCAATCACCCAGCAGAACACCAAATGCACTCGCAGACTCAAGGAGAAGTCCTGTGGTCAATGCTATCTCAAGTGGAAGGCATTGGAACGAGAGCGAATGGGCTTGTCTTGATAACGGTGGGACAGCCCGTTCCACGCATGGCCTCATACGAAGTCGTTCTTGGCGACTGCCTCACCGAACTCAAAGCGATGGAGGGTGGGCGATTCCATTCGTGCATCACCTCCCCTCCGTATTTCATGTTGAGGGACTACGGCACAGACGAGCAGATTGGGAACGAGGAATCGCTGGATGACTACATCGCCAAAATGGTTGAGGTGATGCGTGAGGTTCGCAGGGTGCTTCGGGATGACGGAGTGCTGTGGCTGAACATCGGTGATTCATACAACGGAAGCGGGGGTGCTGGAGGCGACTACAACAAAGGTGGCTGGAAGGAAGGACAACCGCGATACGGCAAGAAGGATGACCCACGATTCAAGCCGAAGGACTTGATGCTCGTTCCACATCGGCTGGCGATTGCTCTCCAAGAGGATGGTTGGTTCTTGCGACAGGACATCGTTTGGGCGAAGAACAACCCGATGCCCGAACCAGCGAAGGACAGGTGCGTGAAGGCTCACGAATATGTCTTCCTCCTGTCCAAATCTCGCCACTATTTCTTTGACCACATCGCCATCCAAGAGCCCGTTGCAGACTCCAAACGCACGAACTACGCCTGTGGCGGTCGGACAAACGGAATCAACCACGACAGGAACGACAACGACATGAGGGAACGGTCGCTGGGAATCGTGTTCAAGACTCGCAACAAACGAAGCGTGTGGACTGTCAATACGAAGGCATACGCTGGGGCTCACTTCGCTGTGTTCCCACCCGAACTGATTGAACCATGCGTCTTGACCACGCCAACCAAGTGCTGTGCAGAATGTGGACAGGGCTACGAGAGGGTCGTTAAAGACCGAGCCTTGACTGACGAGGAAGTGCATGACTTGATGATGACACCCGAAGGGGATGATGTTCCATACACGGTCAAGGAACTTGGACACGGCAGAAGTGCTGTGGTTGAGTTTAGGGACTTGCCTCCACCGAAGGTGCTGGCGACCTATCTCAACGATGCGAGGAAGAGGGCTGGCTTGACCATCAAGGAAGTGGAGGAACGGCTGGAGTCAAGAGCCCCACATCATTGGTTTGAGATGGGCGATTCGCATTCATACCCGTCTGCTGACGAATGGCCGACCGTCAAGGAACTGTTTGACCTTGACGACCGATACGATGAGCAGATGACCAATGTGAAGTTCAAGAGTGGAATCAAAGGCGAGAACGAGCCCACAGTCTATGGCTGGGAGAAGGCTTGCGTTTGTGAAACTGACGAAACCAAACCAGCGGTCGTGCTTGACCCGTTTGGCGGAAGTGGAACTACGGCTGGAGTGGCGGTCAAGAATCAGCGAGATGCTGTGCTTATTGAAGTCAATAGCGAATACGCCAAACTCATCCCGAACCGTGTCAAGTCAATCGTTGGCTACGACCTTGCAGAAGGCGAGGCTTCGGTGGACACCCAAACTTTTGATGATTGGTTCAATTGATACAATGGAAACCTTGATAAACTCTCATGTGCTGGGCGGAATAAGCCCGACCGAAACGGGCGGAGATGATACAATGGAAACGAAAACGACATCATATTGGACAAAAACAGGGAGAGGCAAAAGCAAGCGATGGGTCAAAGCGGGTGCAAGCCGTTTTGAACTTGACCTGTCCATCGTGGAGATGACCGCATACCCAATGAAGAACCAAGACCCAACGGAATGGTTTGACGGATTCGCAGTCTGCTTTCGTGGACAGGCTCTCTTTCATGGGTTGTTGCAGGGTTCAAGGGTGGAATGCTTCGTCATCGCACGACACGCTGACCGCACCCAAACGGGAACATTCGCTGTGATTCAAGACGACGACACGATGCACCACGACCATGTGCTGTCATACGCGCCCGAACTGTTGAAGTCGCCACGCTCTCACCCGTTCCTTTTCGTGTCGCTGGAGGATGCAAAAGCCTTTGTTGATTCCTTGCATTCCATCACGGTCAGCCACTCGGCTCACAGGAGGGATGCTTGATGTCCTTCCCATCACCTCAAGCCAAACTGATTCACTACAACATGGCTCAAGAGATTCTTGAGGATGCAGAACTGAATGGCGTGGTGCTGGAGTCCGAAGAGGGCTTCGTGAACTACCGAGATGACTTCGTGAAGCAAGTCTTCCTTGACCCAGCCAGCCCGCGATACCGAATGTCGTGGAGTGGCGTTGGTGTGCGAGCGAACTTCAACAGGAACAGCATCACCTATTGGCGAGCGAGCAACCGAGAGCGTTTGGTTGAGGATGAGAAGAACCGCTTGCGTGAGATTGATGAAAACCTCCGACGCGCCCACGCCATGCGTCGTGATGCACTTGCATTGGCCGATGGTGCGGTTGCTGAAATCTTGGCGACCGACTTGACCACGCACACCAACGAATCGGTGTACGCGTTCTTCAACGAGGTTTGGTGCAGGGAGAAGGGTTGCGACATCAAATCCTTCGCCAAGACGAAGCAGTTCCGAATGTTCCAAGACTTCGCATTCCGAAGGCTCAACGAAGCCGTTGCAGACGCAGGGATTGGTGAAGACGAATGACAACACCATCCTTCTCCGAGCGATGCCGACTGTGCCTTGAGCCTCTCGCATCGGGATGCTTCAACGGTCGTGGTCATGTGCTGACCAACCTCATGGACTTGCCGAGTGGCGACCCGACCCAGCAGGGACAATGCTGTGATAGGTGCAACGCCCACACGGTTCTGCCCTTGCGATTGAAGGGGGTTCATGTTTGAAATTGAAGGCTTCGTATTTTGGGAATGTGTGGGAAGCCCATGCCGATGCCCTGCGTTCTCGCAACCGCTGGCGACTGCTGTTCGTGATGTCCATGCTTGGACACATCGGGTGGGGTGTTGGGGTTGTTTGATAACGGTGGGGAGGCAGACCAATGAGCATGGAAGACATTCCCGTTGAAGACTGCGTTCCGACCCAAGACACCGACTATCCACCCGAAGTGCTGGAGGCGATGTTCCAAGAGCATGAGGAAGAGGTCGCTTGGAGGCGGATTCAACACGAAGTCAGCGAGTGGGCGAAGGGCGTGGAACTCTTGAGCCATCCCGACTTGGAGTTCTTCGTGCGACCATCGTTGAAGGTGGAACTTGAGCAGACGCTCGCCACCATTGACGAGGGCATGACCCCGAACTCTCCGCTGGAACACATGATTCGTGAGAAGGTGCGAGATGCCTTGCTCATCGTTGAGGCATACGAGGACATTCAAGGCGTTGAGTGAGATGACAGACACGCATAGGAAGTGCGAGGTCTGCTGTGCTTGGCGGTGGTTTTCACCCGATGGTCGCTGTCGTTCCTGTGGCTGTCGCATGGATAATCAACCTCTTTGAGAACCCATCATCGTGAGCATCTCGGACACTTTTGACAGGCTGAAAGAAGTCTATTTCACCGTGTACGCGTGGGTCATGATTCCACCCATTCTCATCGCGATTTGGGTGCTTCAACATCACCGAGCAAATCGCATTGAGATACCGAAAGAGTGAAAATCCACATAGCCTTTGGGAATAGCATGAGCGAGTTCGCAGATGAGGACACGGAAGACATTGAGGAAGTCGTTGAGAAGGCAGAAGTGATGGGGCTCGTTCCCACATACGATGAGGCGTTGGTTCGCTACATCGCCACGCTCTTGGTGAAGGGCAAATCCGAGTCGGAGATTTGGAAGACTCTCAATGAAAACTCGCTGGTTTCCTCTCGCGTCGCCCCCCAGCAGAAAACTTCCCTTATGTCGCAAGCCGAGCAGGTTGCAGACGAGATACGCTGGATGGTCGTGAGCAAGGCCGAGATGGAAGATGTTGAGCAACAGCGGATTGATTCGTATGCCCGAAGGAAGCGCGCCCTGTCGCGATTGGAGGCGGTCATTGAATCGGCTCATGGACAGGCTGACAGCGTGGGCAAACTGAACCAAGTGTCGTTCATGGTTGGTGGGCTAATCAAGGCTCAAGAGTCGCTGGACAAGTTCACGGGGGCTCAAGACGCAGTTCCCCAAGTGGTCGTCAATGTCGGCTACGACCCGCTTCAACAATTCCGTGAAGTCGTGCAACAGGAACTCAACACGGTTGATATTGAGCCCGATACCGAAGACGAAGACGAATCCGATTGAATCCGTTTTCCGAATCGGGCGATTCCCGCTGGATGATTGGTCAAGCATTGATGACCATTTCATCTTGATACAACGACACATTGATAAGGGGCAACCTCTTGGGGTTGGATAAGGAGGCACAAAAAATGCAGACCGAAACCCGAAACGAAGCAAGCAAAACGAACACCCTTGTCCTTGACCGAGAGGCTGGCGAACTCGTCAGTCCCTCCGTTGATGCACCCATCGGTGCAGGGGCTCTCTTGGGGGCTGTCGCCACTCAAATGAAGAAGGCCGACAACGCCATCGCAACCGAGATGCTCGGCAACACCAAAGACACCATCAAGGACACCATCGGTGCAACCATCACCTTTGACAACGGTGCAACATACCGTGTTGAAGGCAACACCAGCGTGGGCAACAACCACGAAGGAATCATCACGCAGAAGATGGGAACGAAGTCCCTCGCACTCTTGCTCTTGATGAGCCAAAACAAAGTGTCGGCTGAAACCATCACCGATGACATCATCGCTTCCCTCATGAACGGAGAAGTCGGTGCTATGGCTCGCGTGTTTGACCTTGACTTTGACAGCGACCGCTTCGCTCAAGCAGAAGCCCTTCTCAAGAAAATTGAGATGCAAACCGTTGGAACTGTCAGCGGTCGCCAGCAAGCCAGCAAGGTCGTCATCACCCAAGAGTGATTGCGACCCGTTGGAAGCCACGCAGACGGACAGGACAGCCCTCACGGGATGACGGACTCCCTTCGGGGATTCCCGACCAGCAGGGGCGTGGGCTGGCTCGCCTTGATAATGGTGGGCATCGCATGGCTGGGCATGGCTCGGAACGCTTCACGCAAGACGAGGCGAGCGAACCTGTATCGGCACATGGTCAAGTCCATGAGTGTGCTGGGGGACTTCACAGCGAGTTCCCTGTGCGACCACATGAACGGTGGCTACACTTACACGCCCAGCGTTCAGTCGTTGTCCATGCACCTTCGTGCGTTTGTCCGAGATGGGCGCGTACGAATCGTCAAGGAGGCTCGTTGTCGCAGGGAATATCGGTGGGTTGGTGATGAACTCGTTCACGAAGACCCGTGAAAGACGCTGGCGACAGGCTCGTTCCATTGACCGAGTGCTGACCACGATTGAGTCCATGCAGGGCGGTGAGTTCACCATCCACGATGTCCTTGAGGCGATTCCATTCAAGCACAGGCCACACGCCAACGCGGTCGCGATGGTGATGAACGCGCTGGAGGCAGACGGGTATGTTGTTTCTGTGGGGACACGCAGGGTTAGTCAAACCAACACAGCGACACGCGTGTGGGCATTCGCACAGACCCCTCCCCCATGATTATTGACAGCCATATCCATTTTCGTTTCTTGCTGACTATCCTCTCAAGCGAGAAGTCCGAAAATCACTATGTTTTTCGGAATATCAATGCTTCCGCACCATGCCTCCAGCACATTCCACCACTTAAATGTATCAATGTTTTATTCTCTTTCAAACAATTAAACAAACGAAGAGGGGGTATGGGACACACACACTTTGGAATCGGGAAGAACACTATGGGTGCTTATATGCACATCTCCGACATCACACGGTTTTGGATGCTCAAGACAAGGTGTGTGTGTAGCAAGGGGGGTGTTCGTTTGATTCTTTTCCAAAATATCGGGCTCAATAGGCTCGCAGTCCATCGGTTTTTTTCTGCAACAATTATGCGGATTCTTGATATTCTGAAAAATCGGACTCAATGGTTTGGCCGATTCAGTTCCAATCATTTAGCGACCATGATTTTGGGGTCAAATCGGAATCTCAAGACATCGCAATATCAACACATTGATAAGGGGGAACTCGCTGGGCGATTCATGTCCCGAACAATAGCCGACATCACCCAAGCCATGCGAGTGTCCCTTGACTGCCGACTAAATGACTACACGCTTGAGCAAGTCATTGACCGATTCCAAGCCTGTCTTGATGGCGAGTCCAATTGGCTTGATTTTGGCCTCACCTTCCGCTACGAAGAACAGCGAGATGCTTTCATCGGCCTCTTCCCAAAATATGTCCGATGGGGCAAGGGAAGCATGGGCGGTGTCATTGAGGGCGAATGGCTTCCAACCGCTGACCTCACTTTTGAGTTCCACTCCAATGTCGCTGGCGAGCGAAACGAAACGGGCGAGAAGCGACTTCGCAAGGTTCTCGCAGTTCTCCAATCCCTTGAGTGAACTTGATAACCCGCAGATACGCTCGGAAGGGCTATGCGGATTTTCTTCGGGCTCACGGCAAGCACATACGACCAATTCACCAAGTCCTTCTCGGCACTCACGAAGGCGATTCGTGGGCAACACCCCATCCATGTGATGCTGGACTCCAGCGACACCGCTGGGGACATGGAAGCCTATGCGAATCAGTCCACGCTGGCGAGGGACATTTTCACGGTGCATCGCGATTCCGATGCGGAGGCAATCCGAGATGACTTGCTGGCCGAAGCAGATGTGCTGGTCATGATTCAACAGGGCGAGGCTGTGGACACGAACTTCCTCCCCGACCTGTTGGGACACCTTGAAGACGGTGGTGCGACCAGCCAGCCACATGAGTGGGGCATACAGGCACTTCACAGCATACATCACAAAGCCGATTCGCTCGGTGCTTGAACTCGGCTCTCGCGATGCGTTGGATGCAATCCGACTTGCTGACCTATTCAAGTGCGAAGTCGTGGCTTGGGAATGCAACCCAAGCGCGATTGAACTGTGCAAGCACCACATTGGCGACAGGACTGACATCACGCTGGTGGAGAAGGCCGTGTGGTCGGAGAGCAAACTGCTGACCTTCCGACCCGTTGTGAACGGCAATCTCGGTGCATCATCGGTGTTCAAGGCGAACCACGCATACCCACATGAGAAGCCATACGAGCAAGTGGAGATAACTGTGGAGGCGATGCGAGTGGATGAGTGGTGGGGCGACCGTACGCGACCGAACCTGCTGTGCATGGACTTGCAGGGCGCGGAGATGGAAGCGTTGGAATCGCTGGGCGACATGATTGACGAGATTGACTACATCATCACGGAGGGTCAATGGAAGCGTCTGTATCACGACACTCCGCTGATTGAGGACATCTCCGACTTCTTGGTTGAGCGTGGCTTTCGGCTCACCAAGTTCAAGGAAGTGAACGATTGGTTTGGCGACTTCCTGTTCAGTCGTGTGTGATGTAAAGCGCGCCCGTTGATTCAACGAATGCACCCACCACGACAACGATTCCCTTGAGGAAGAGGATTCCGTTTAAGTCAATGTCAATGACCCCGCCCGATTCCTTGTCCCTGTCGTGCGATGGGATGAATTGGAACTTGGCCGTTGCTGGAAGCGTGTCGGTTTGGTTCGCATCATAGATGGAGATGAGGGGAAGCGTGGCGGAGTTTGAGGGTTTGTCAAAATACCCTTTGACACCAGCGACCCGTGTGGAATATGAGAACACCAAAGTCGTTCCATCCGATACAATCGGCAACGAGATGATAGGCATGAACAGACGATTCGCATATGCGGGTTAAGACGGTATTGACCCCGATAAATCTGAATCTCAATGCTTCCCCACGACTGTATTTAAACATGGGAATCTGCAACACCGATTTGGTGATAAACCGCAGAACTGTTGATATGGGTCATGAGCAACGCCAAAGTCGTTGAAACAGCCGATGCAACCTTGATTGGAAGCGAACCAATCATGCTCTTGAGCATCGTAGTCGGCACGACAGAACCCCCGCCAGCAGGTGCATTCACCGTTGATTTGCATAACGCCAATTCCGCTGGAGATACGCTGAACGATTCCAACAGGAAGGTTCGCCTGTCCATTGGGGCTCAATCCAATGGCTTCGCACACTCCTTTGATGGAGTCATGTTCCCGAAGGGGCTGGTCGTGAAATGCTCATCGGCTGTTCCCATCACGGTGGAATACGAATGACCCAAGCCCCGACCCTCATCCTGTGTCCGTCTGCTGAAAACCCCAAGCAATTCCGTCTTGGGATTTTCAAGGGAATCGCGATTGAACATATCGTGAACATCAATGCCGAGATTTTGGGCGATGCAATCAAGGTCGTCAAGCAGATATTGGGCTCAATCACCGAATTGGATTTGTCTGCGTGGAACGGGGATTTCAGCATGGGACACCTTCGGGTCTTGAATCCCGAAGCAGACGCGCCCCGCTGGATGATTGACTTCTCCCCCAAAGTCCCCGAAGAAGTGAACGCTGTGTCCATCACACCCGTTCCTCCGCCTAACGGTTTTTGATGGTGGGACAAAGTGAGTGGGAACATGGACAAAGAACCACAGGTTCGGGAATGGGTTCTTCCCGCCCTGTCATCAACCAGCGCGATTGGTGAAAAATTAGTCAGCATCCTCATGGCGAACCCGAATCAAGTTCTGCGAGCGTGTCGCATCGGAGAGGAAATCCTGTTCGTTGCTGTGGAGGGTGAGGTATGGAAGAAAGCCGACTGACAAATCCATTGTCGGTTGAACACCTCCTTCAAGTCCAAGCCCACTATCGCTCGCTTCGTGAATCGGACAATTTCATCAAGGAACTTCCGCCCAAGAGCGATTGGATTCGCTGGCGATACCTTGACGATGACATCAATCACAAATTGGCTTCCGTGAGGTTTGAGCAATCTCCGACCATCAGCATCCATGCGTACGCGTTTGATTGGAACGACCCGCTTCTGCTGGAGGGGCTGATTCGCCACGAACTCTTGCATCTCGTATGGGGCGCGAGCGAGGGTCATGGTGCGTTGTTCACGGCATCCGAAGAGGGCTGGGACAAGTTCCACCGCTACAAACGGCAGAAGCGGAGGTTCTTCTCGGCCTTGCACTCGGAATCGGGGCGAGAGTTCTCGTATGCGTGTGCAAATTGTCAGCGAATGGTTCACCTAAACCGCGCCCTGCGACCCAATTCGGCTTGTCTTGAGTGTTGTAAAGCATTCAACAACGGCAAGTGGTGTGAAGCATATACATTGATAAGGGTGGGCGACCTCCCGTG